ATGCTGCTGGTCTACTTCTCCGCCAACTCCGAGTACACGCACCGCTTCGTCGCGAAGCTGCGTCACCCGGCAGTGCGGTTGCCGACGTTGACCAAGGAGCCGACGCTGCGAGTGGATGAGCCATTCGTTCTCGTCACCCCCACCTATGGGGCCGGTCGCAATCGCGGGGCTGTTCCCAAACAAGTCATCAAGTTCCTCAATGTCGAAGAGAACCGGCGCCATCTGGTCGGTGTCATCGGCGCCGGAAACACGAACTTCGGCATGGACTACTGCCGCGCGGCCTTCAAGGTCGCGGCAAAGTGTCAAGTACCCCTCATGTATCGAGTCGAACTCCTGGGCACTCAGGAAGATGTCGACGCTGTCAACCTAGGATTGGACAAACTGTGCGCGAGCTCGCTGAAGACCGCAATGTAGAGGACATCATCCGCGAAGAGACGGATCTGGATTACCACGCGCTCAACGCGATGCTGAACCTGTACGACGAGGACGGCAGGATCCAGTTCGAGCGTGACAAGCAGGCTGCCCGGCAGTACTTCCTGCAGCACGTCAACAACAACACCGTCTTCTTCCACAACCTCAAGGAGAAGCTCGACTACCTCGTCGAGAAGGACTACTACGAGCCCGAGGTTCTGGAGCAGTACTCGTTCGATTTCATCGAGCAGCTCTCGACGCGCGCCTACGATCAGAAGTTCCGCTTCCAGACCTTCCTCGGCGCGTTCAAGTTCTACACCTCCTACACGCTGAAGACCTTCGACGGAAAGCGCTATCTCGAACGCTTCGAGGACCGCGTCGTCATGGTCGCTCTCTTCCTGGCTCGCGGAGACGAGACTCTGGCCACCCAGCTCGTCGACGAGATCATCGCCGGCCGCTTCCAGCCGGCCACCCCGACGTTCCTCAACGCAGGCAAGAAGCAGCGCGGTGAGCTCGTCTCCTGCTTCCTCCTGCGTATCGAAGACAATATGGAGTCGATCGGCAGGTCCATCAACTCCGCTCTGCAGCTGTCCAAGCGCGGCGGCGGCGTGGCCTTCGCTCTGACGAACATCCGCGAGTCCGGTGCACCGATCAAGAAGATCGAGAACCAGTCTTCGGGCGTCATCCCCGTCATGAAGCTGCTCGAGGACTCGTTCTCCTACGCCAACCAGCTCGGAGCCCGCCAGGGTGCCGGTGCCGTGTACCTGCACGCCCACCACCCCGACATCTATAAGTTCCTCGACACCAAGCGCGAGAACGCCGATGAGAAGATCCGGATCAAGACCCTGTCCCTGGGCGTCGTGATCCCGGACATCACCTTCGAACTGGCCAAGCGCAATGAGGACATGTACCTCTTCAGCCCCTATGACGTCGAGCGCGTCTACGGTGTGCCCTTCTCCGACATCAACGTCACCGAGAAGTACACCGAGCTCGTCGACAACGCGGCGATCAAGAAGAAGAAGATCAACGCCCGCGAGTTCTTCCAGACTCTGGCCGAGATCCAGTTCGAGTCCGGCTACCCATACGTGATGTTCGAGGACACCGTCAACAAGGCGAACCCGATCGACGGCAAGATCATCATGTCCAACCTGTGCTCGGAGATCCTCCAGGTCTCCGAACCGAGCAAGTACGACGACGATCTCGGCTATGACGTCGTCGGCAAGGACATCTCCTGCAACCTCGGTTCGCTCAACATCGCTCTGACGATGGACTCGAGCAACTTCGGGCAGACCATCGAGACCGCGATCCGCGGACTCACCGCGGTCGCCGAGACCTCGAACATCCAGTCCGTGCCTTCGATCGCCCGCGGCAACGACATGTCGCATGCCATCGGCCTGGGGCAGATGAACCTCCACGGCTACCTCGCTCGTGAGCACATCTACTACGGTTCCGATGAGGGCCTGGACTTCACGAACATGTACTTCTACACCGTCGCCTACCACTGTGTGCGGGCGTCGATGGAAATCGCGAAGGAGCGCGGTGAGACCTTCGCCGGCTTCGAGCGGTCGAAGTACGCCACCGGCGAATACTTCGACAAGTACACCGATGAGGTCTGGCAGCCGCGGACCGCTCGCGTGACCGAGCTTTTCTCCGAAGCAGGCGTGCACATCCCGACCCAGGACGACTGGCGCGAGCTCAAGGCTCAAGTGGCCGAGCACGGCATCTACAACCAGAATCTCCAGGCCGTGCCGCCGACCGGTTCGATCTCGTACATCAACAACTCGACCTCGTCGATCCACCCGGTGGCCTCGAAGATCGAAATCCGCAAGGAGGGCAAGGTCGGCCGTGTGTACTACCCGGCTCCCTTCATGGACAATGACAATCTCGAGTACTACCAGGATGCCTACGAGATCGGCTACGAGAAGATCATCGACACGTATGCCGAGGCCACGAAGCACGTGGACCAGGGGCTGTCGCTGACACTGTTCTTCATGGACACCGCCACCACTCGTGACATCAACAAGGCGCAGATCTACGCGTGGCGCAAGGGTATCAAGACCATCTACTACATCCGGCTCCGGCAGCTCGCTCTGCAGGGCACTGAAGTCGATGGCTGCGTCTCCTGCATGCTCTGATGATGGAATCGGCGGACCGATGTGAATCGGTCCGCCGGCCTCGTGCGGGCCCCAAGCCGCCGGCTGGGCCCGAACACATGACTTTCGTCTGCCGCGCAGACAGCACGTACTCACGACGAACAGCACTTTGGGAAGAGAGAAAGCGTTGGAGAATCTGACTCTGGCATCGCATGTCGATGCCATCAACTGGAACCGCGTCGTCGATCCGATCGATGACGAGGTCTGGGATCGCCTGACCGGCAACTTCTGGCTGCCGGAGAAGGTCCCGCTGAGCAACGACATCCAGTCCTGGGCGACTCTGACCGACGATGAGAAGACGCTGACGATGCGCGTCTTCACCGGTCTGACCCTGCTCGACACGATCCAGGGCACCGTCGGTGCGATCTCGCTCATCCCGGATGCTGTCACCCCGCACGAAGAGGCTGTGCTGACGAACATCGCGTTCATGGAGAGCGTGCACGCGAAGTCGTACTCCTCGATCTTCTCGACCCTGTGCTCGACGAAGGAGATCGACGAGGCCTTCCGCTGGTCGCGTGAGAACAAGTACCTGCAGTCGAAGGCGGATATCATCCTCAGCTACTACCGGGGTGACGATCCGCTCAAGCGCAAGGTCGCCTCGACGCTGCTCGAGTCCTTCCTCTTCTACTCCGGCTTCTACTTGCCCATGTACTGGTCGGCACACGCTAAGCTGACGAACACCGCTGACCTCATCCGTCTGATCATCCGCGATGAGGCCGTGCACGGCTACTACATCGGCTACAAGTACCAGAAGGGTCTGGAATCGCAGTCCGAAGAGCGCAAGCAGGAGCTCAAGGACTACACGATGAACCTCATGTTCGAGCTCTACGAGAACGAGGTCGCCTACACCCACGATCTCTACGATCCGGTGGGGCTGGCGGAGGACTGCAAGATGTTCCTCCACTACAACGCCAACAAGGCGCTGATGAACCTCGGCTACGAGGCGATGTTCCCCAAGGAGGTCACGAAGGTGAATCCGGCCATCCTTGCGGCTCTGTCGCCCGGCAGCGATGAGAACCACGACTTCTTCTCCGGTTCGGGATCGTCCTACGTCATCGGCAAAGCCGAGAACACCGAAGACGACGACTGGGACTTCTGAAACACTAGGTCAGCGGCCCGCTCAAGCAGAAATGTTTGGGTGGGCCGCTTTTCTGCATTCACTCCCCAGCGGGGATCGTATCGCCGTCTGCCCACGTTTTGCCCATGTTTCGTTTTCGCGCCTCGTCGATTCGCTCGGCAACATCATCCACATCGGTGTCGAACAGATCCGAGTACACGTCCAAGGTCATGGCCGCGGAGGAGTGACCGAGCATGTTCTGCACGACCTTCACCGAAGCGCCAGCGGATACCGCAAACGATGCCGCCGAGTGGCGCAGATCGTGAAACACGAACCCCTCGTCAAGCTTGGCCTTCTTCCGCACAGAAAGAAACCATGACTCCTGATTCTTCGGCTCAGCCAAATCGGGAATGAGGAGACCACCGGGAACAGCTTTCAGCGTGAGAGCTCGGAACCGATCGTGCATGAACTTCGGATACCCGACTGACCGTTCCCTGCCGTTCTTCGACACTTCGGCGCGAACCCGCACGCGCCGGGCCTCCAGGTCGACGTCCTCCGGTGTCAGGGTCGCGATCTCATTCCACCGCAATCCCATGTATGCGGCAATGTAAAGCACGAACCCGTACCGGCCGCGCTGAGCACGCAAGTGATGCTCATCCGCAGCTTGCGCCACCTTCTCTACCTGCTCATAGGTGAGGTATACGTTCTTCCGGTGAGTCATCGACGGTAAATTCTTGACACCGTTGGCGGGGTTGCGCGGGATCAGGTGATCGTCGACCGCCGTCTGAAGAACTGCTTGGAGTACGTAGTGTGCCCTGCGGACGGTTCTGGCAGCTCGCTTCTCCGACAGCTCCGCAACCCACTCTCTGACGTTCGATCGGGATACCCCGTTCACGGGTAGTGCGCCGAACTTCGGGTAGATGTGAACACGCAACGCGGTCTCGTACACCCTTTTCGATGATTGCTTGGCGCTGACAGTTTTCAACCAGTGCGCTCCGAGCTCCTCGACAGTGATCCTTCCCCTCGTCGGGTCCACGTAGGTGCCCTCAAGCTTCGACACTTCGACTGTGTTGAGGAAGATCTGGGCCTCGCGTTTCGTGCGGAATCCGCGGCGGTCGGTGGGCTTCCGGTCGGGCTTGGTGTACCGAACCCTGTACCGGCGCCCCTTCGCAGTCTCGTACGGTTCAATGCTGGCCATGTGTCATCCTTGTCGTGCTGCCCCGATGAGTCGGAGCAGGTGTTTCTCGTGAGGGTGGAGGAACCGGAGGCGGTCCTCGAGGACTTCAGGTGTCACCCAGAGTTCTTCGGCCGCCTCGTGGGCCGTGTGGGCCCATTTGAAGACGTCGACGAGCGCATCCCAGGCGATGAGTTTCTGGGCTGTGAGTCGGCGTGCTGCTTGTTCTTCTCTCGGGTCGTCACAGTTCGTGTGCCCGAGATCGATGTGTGCTTGCTCGTGCTGGATGGCGCAGCGGCGCTCGACCTGCAGTAGATCCTGGTCGAGCCAGATGGCGTTGTTGCCGTTCGTTGCGGCTACTCGAGTGTCGTTGAACCTGGTGAAGTGCAGGACAACGCCGTCCCCGCGTTCACGTAGTTCTCTCCATGGATGGTGCATAACTCAAGACCATATGAGGAGGGGGTGACACAAGGATGCCTAACGCAGACTAACCTGCTGCACCGTCGCAATTGCACTCTGCTCATCATCAACGTCAATGGCATAAGCTTCGCTCTCAACTGGGAGAAGGAAATCGTCTATATCTTCGTCGTGCCCTGATCTGGCGTAGAAGAAGGCAAACTGCGCGCCAGAGTTCAGGTTTCTGACAGCTTCCATTTTGCTTCGGAGTCCAAGCGCCGCGCTCAACCCCCCTCTCGAAGAAGCAAAGTCGAATGCCACGTTCTCATTGCCTCTTACGCCGTAGTCAAAAGGTAGTTGAACGGTCTCGGAAGCTGCTCCAAATCGGCCAGGGAGCCTGAGGTGTTGTCGATAGTCGATGTTGGCTTGGTCGAAAATCGTCTCGATTCTCTGTTTCATCGATGGCTCGTCGTGTTCTGTTGTGCTTGTCGCGACTAGTTCGTTGAACAACTGAGCTGAGAACGACATTGCGCTCTCGATCTCAACGTATTCATGGCCGGCCAGCTCGACCCAAATGGAGGCAGGCTTGCGCTCTCGGTAGGAGAGCAGCGTAGCGAATCGCTCGGGATCGAGGTGGTCTTGAATGTATTCAATCCAAGGCGAGAATGCTTCTCGCGAGATACCGTACTTTCTCAGCTTCCTGCCATCAATGGAGTTACCATCGGCAGCTTTTCCGATGAAGTTGAAAGCGAAATCTCCGTCATTCTCAACGACCACTCCCACATTTCTGGGCTCTTGTCTCCGAGGATCGGGGACATACTTCACGAGAAAATACTTGGCTGCCATTCCGCACCTCCCGAGTGGCCGCATCGGATGAGATCATTCTTCAAAATGCCGAGAAGGTTATTATGCCTCCTCTCTAGTAAATCGTACACATGTTCTATGACATCAGGCTCCGCGATCTTCCGAAGTCGCGCCTCGGTGCAATAGGCGAAGGCGAGGTCCATGCCATTCTGCTTTAGGCATTCGGCTTCCTCCAGGATGAGTTTCGGATCTATCGTCAGGGCGCCTTCGTCGAGGTGTCGGTAAACCGGCGTTCTCGCCAGCCTCTCAGCGAGCTCTGCAGATGGGGGCCGCTGACCGAAAAAGGCCCCTTCGTGGTCGATTGCCCAGAAGCTACCCTTGTCTTCGGCTATCAGGTTCTCTTCGGTTCGGTCGTCGTTGTGAATCCAGGCGTCAAAGACCAGCAGCTTCGCGATAAGTTGCGGCTTGAATGCGCGTTGTCGTGAGACGCTAACGGGCGGTGCGTCCCTGGTTGATTTTCCAGCTAGCGCGGAAACCCAGGCGGTCGACGCGTCTGGTAACTTCGCAACTTCGCCAAGTGGCACCGGTAGGCCAAGTGCAAGTGCTAGGCGCTCGCCGAGGAACTCATACAGGAGCATATTAGGGTGGTCTGCTTCACTCAGCTTGATTAGTGCCCTTGCTTCTCCCCATCTCACCGGACGAGAGCCATACTGCGCCTCAACCTCATCGCGAAGAATCGACAACCCGGGCAGCAGTCCGTTAAGTGGCTTCTGGGCACCTGGCACAAGTGGGGAACTTTTGCTCACTCCCAGTCCTCCGGATCTTGCGATTCCTCCCCACGCTTCTCCGACTCTTCCTTCTGCTGCTTGCCCCGATTGGGTGCATCGTAGGCGGCAGTGTCTTCGCGCTCTGGCGGGGGAGTGAACAGTTCGTGCACGTTGTCGCCGGCGCCGTCGTTCACGGATTCGTGGTCGAGGTCTCCGCGGGCACGGCCTCCGAATGAGCCGAGCCCGTCGTCGTCGCTAATTGCCGACTTCCCGCCGGCCTGGTTCATGGGGGTGGCACTGTGTTCACTGCCATCACCTGCTCTCGTGTTCGCTTCCGCAAATTGGCGGATGATCTCGTTCACAGCGGCTCGCTGCGGACGTGTGAGCAAGTTCGCCGACTCGTCGGGCTCGAACTCCCCAAGATCGGAGGGGAGCCCGGCCAACCGTCGCACCTCATCGAGGGGCAGGCGGAGGACGAACGCCAACGCGGCGAGTGTTGCCGGGTCAGCGGTCGCGGGGTGCGAGCCGTTGGTGTACACGGTGGCCGAATAGTTCGACAACCGGTAGCCATTGGCTTGCGCTAGCTCGGACATTTTCCGGGTGGAAATCCCGAGCTTGCTCTTCGCGGCCGCTAGATGGTCGGATAGCTCGCTCACAACAATCACTTTCGTGCAGGTGGGTCTGTATATACAAACTTACCCTTGCCAGTGTTGGCACGGAACTACAACGCTGTAATTCGTTGAGCCTAAGCCGTATATGCGGACTTCGAAAATTCCTACTTGCCACCACCCGGAAAGCGCTATACGATAGATCTAGCAACCAAGGAGGTGAACATGAAGTACAAAGTGAACCGGCGAATCTTCAATCAGTACCTGGCTGAAGAGGTGAAGGTGCATGGATCCGAGCGCCGAGTGGCACTGCGCACCCGTCTGTCGCACACGCTCATCCAGTCCCTGCGCAAGGGGTTCGAGACCACAAAGGACGGCCGACGGATTCCCAAGACTCAAGTCAATCTGGCGACCGCCAGAAAGATTGAAGCTGCATGGGGAATCCCCAGGGAGGTCTGTTTTTTGCCCGAAGTGCTAGATGCAAGATCAAGCGACGCGGCATAGGAGCTGACATGAACCAGGACAAGAAGAAAGCCCCCAGCAGTGGAGTGCTGAGGGCCAAAGACACCAGGAAGGTGAACCAAATGTCTACAACCAAGGCTAACAGCCCAACCGGCGAAGACCTCCGCAACGAGGGGCAACACATCGTCGAGATCAACGACTCAGTAGAGGCGAACGCCGGTGCCGTCATTCGCGCCACGCTGGATCGCCTCATTAAGTCGGGTGAGCCGTTCTCGGCAGACGAGATCCGCGACGCACTCGAAGGTAACGACACTGTCGAACGGGCCATGTTCAAACGCCCGAACCTGCTGCCCGCGATCATCGGCGGCGCATCCCGTAAAGGACTGATCGAGCCCATCGGCATCGTGAAACCGACGCGTCCTTCCCGGCATGCCAACCGGAACCTCATTTGGCGGGCGACGAACCGGCAGGAGATGGCGGCATGACTATCAACCTGGTCGCCTTCGACTGCGGCGACGGAATCCCGCTCACAGGCAATGCCACCGTCAACTCGATCATTACCGCACACCTCGAAGCATGCGGCGACTGTGCGCGTCTAGACCGGGCCCTCGACCACCGAAACCAAGAGTATTCAGACTTCGCAGTCATGTCCGACGCCAGCGTCCGCGACCTCAACCGCCACCCCGACAGGGACTGGCCCCTCGAAATCAGTGGCGACGCAATCGCCCTCCACAAGGAGACGCACTCATGAACGCCCTGATCCTCGCGCTCGCCGCCACAGGCCTCGTCCTCACCGGACTCGGGGCACTCGCCCTCGCCGGGTGGGCCGACTACCGGCAGGCACGCGACCAGCACCGCAGCATCCAGAAAGGAAACGTCCATGGCCGCTCTCCTCACTGACAAAGAAGTCGCCGAACAGATCGGCTACAGCGTCTACCAACTCCAAGCAGACCGGGCCCTCGATCGCGGAGACGGCGGAGATCGAGTCCCCGCATGGATCGAAGTCGGCACGTCATGGAGACCTCGCGCCAGAGGCACACGTCAGTCCGCTGTCGACGCATGGCTCGACCGGCACGAAACGAAAGGAGCCGCGGCGTGATGCACTTCAACGCGAAGACCGCGACCGTCAACTGCATCAACGGTGAACTCCACGTCGAGTTCCTCACCGTCAAAGGCAAACAGGTCACCGGTGTCCTCGCCGACGGCGCCGGGGAACAGTTCCTCAACGACGTCGAGGACGCAGTGCTCGAACAGGGGCACGCCAAGAACAAGGGTGCTGCTGGTCCGTGGGATCGGGGGCGTGCCGCATGAGTCGCCTCCCCATCCACCGGAAGCGCCGCATCGCCTGGCTGTACACGCCGATCCTCGTGACCTCCATGGCCGCGTACTTTTACAGCTACACCCAAACCATCACCCTCAACGGCCTCGGCCTGCTCACCATGCTCACCGCATTCGCAGCCCTCGTCGCCATCACCCGAGAAGGAACAGAAAAGTGACCACGAAACCCGACTTCCGCGTACCCAACGCGAAACTCATCCTCCCCGCCGACGCATCACGGCAGGACTGGCTGAACACCCGTCGCAACTACCTCGGCGGATCCGATATGGCTGAAATCTCCGGCGCCTCGAACTTCACCACCCCGTTCCAGATCTGGCAGGACAAAACTAGCACCGAGGATCCCGTCGAAGAAGAGAAGGACATCTTCTGGTTCGGCCAAGAAGTTGAACCACTGCTGGCTGCCCGGTTCACTGCGGACACCGGCATCGCCACCCGCAACGTCGGCACCTACCAGTCCAAGGAACACCCGTGGGCCATGGCGAACCCCGACCGGCTCACCGCCGACGGGGGAGTCCTCGAAATCAAAACCACCGGCATCTACACGGACAAAGCCAAGGACTGGAAAGCCGGCGAAGTCCCCGACAACGCGTACGTGCAAACCCAGTACTACCTCGGCGTGACCGGACGCTCGCACGCATGGTTCATCGCCCTCGTCGACCGGACCCCGCACATCATCGGCCCCGTCGACCGTGACGAGAACCTGATCGCTGAACTCATGGCGACCGGTGCTGAGTTCTGGGCGTACGTGGAAACGAACACACCGCCCCCGGTCGACCTGACCACGGTCACCGCCGACGAGCTCAGCGTCCGGCACCCGCAGGTACTCGATCCGGAGTCGTGTGCGGAAGCCCCATTACCGGAGCTTGTCACCGATGACCTGAAGCGCCTCGCCGAGGTTAAGGACACCGAGAAGTCGATCAAGGACGAACGGACAGCGATCGAGACGCGACTCAAGGCTGTCATCGGGGATCACGAATACCTCACTGTCGACGGTCGCCCTGTGGCTCGCTGGCAGTCCGTCGCCGGGCGCCGGTCGTTCGACAAGACCGCGGTGCTGGAAAAGATCGCCGCCGAACGCGGACTGGAGCCGACGAAACAGAACCTCAAAACCATCGAGGACGAGTACACCAAGACCGGCGCGCCCTCCCGTCGCCTGTCCATCATCGAAGGAGCAGCAGCATGAGCAACGAAATACAGCACGGCGGGTCAACTCTCGCCGTCCACCAGGACCAGCAGTTCTGGACCGACCAGCAGATGGCCGCGCTACAACAGCTCGGAGTCGCCACGAACTCGCAGGGCGACCTGGCTGTGTTCTTCCACCAAGCGCAGAAATCTGGCCTCGACCCGTTCAAGCGCGAAATCTACATGATCACCCGCTCGGGTAAGCCGACCATCCAGACCGGCATCGACGGGTTCTACAAGATCGCCGACCGGGTGACCACGAAGACCGGGGGTACTTGGGGAATCTCCGAGACGTACTGGTGCGGCCAGGACGGACAGTGGGTCGACGTATGGCTCCAGCAGGGCGCCCCTGCCGCCGCGAAGGTCATCGTCGAGCGCAACGGCTCAAAGTTCACGACCGTCGCCCTCACGTCTGAGTACACGGCGACCGGGCCGATGTGGAAGAAGATGCCGGCCCGGATGATCGCGAAGTGCGCCGAGGCCCTGGCGATTCGCAAGGCCTTCCCGGAAGACCTCAGCGGACTGTACACGTCGGACGAAATGGCGCAGGCCGACAACCAGCAGGTCGTAAACCGTGCACCGCAACAGCGACCCCGCACGACTCAGCAGCGCCAGCAGATGCAGGCGAAGCCGGAACCCTCGGGGCGCGACTGGTACGCCGAAGCGGGGGAGTGCGAGACCGCGGATGCGCTCGCCGCCCTGTACAAGGAATGCGCCGCGTCGGGGGAACTGGATGACGACCTGAAGTCGTTCCTCATGACCACCGGCACCGCTCTCCGCCAGATGGAGCAGAACCAGCAAGACGAAGAAGTCGTCGACGGGGTCCTCGTTGATGAAAACGGAGAAATCAAGGGAGAGGCAGCCTGATGGCAGATGCACGAGTAACCATTGACGGCGGAATCGTCGCCGGCCCGAGGTTCAACACCACGAATAGCGGCAAGCACGTCGCGAACCTCACGATCCGCGCTGGCCGGTCCAAGAAGAACGACGACGGTTCGTATGAGCAGCTGTCATCCACGGCCTACGACGTGACGTTCTGGGGCGAACACGCTGACCTCGTGAGCGCCCTGACTCCCGAACGCGGTTCGCAGGTGACCGTGACCGGAACCATCACCGAGCTCGCGTCGTATGACGGGCAGAACGGGCAGTCGTTGTCCGCGAAGGTCAACGGTGACGGGATCCGCGTCTACCCGAAGCGACAGCAGCCCGGGGGCGGGAACTTCGGCGGCCAACAGCAGCAGTCCCAGCTGGGAGGCGGTTGGGGCAACCAGCAGCAGGCGCAACAATCACCAGCGTGGGGGAGTAACCCGGGAGCAGCCGATGCAGACCTTCCGCCATTCTGACGACTGGGAGGGAGCGGTCTGTGCCCAGTTGGGGGCGGAGGTGGCAGACGAATTGTTCTTCCCCTCCACCCCCGACCGGGCGGCCGCCGGCGTACGCCTCTGCTGGGACTGCCCACTCCGCGCAATCTGCGCCAGCAGGGCTCTCGAGGAGGAGCGCGGCAAACCCGCAACCGAACGGTTCGGGATCCGCGGCGGCCTCACCGCAGCACAGCGTGCCCAACTTGATCCCGGGAAGATCTGCCCCGACTGCGGCTCACCCGTCATCACGAAATCACCCCACTGCGACGACGACCGCGAAATCCACCGCCTCAAACACCGTCGCGAATACGAACGCGAACGACGAAAGGACGCGGCATGACCGACCAGATGGAACTACCGCAGGCAATGACGCGCCTCGTCGAAGTCGACCGTCCCCGCATCGGGTCATTCTGCAGCGGATACGGCGGACTGGACATGGCCGTCGAGGAGGTCACTGGTGGCAAGACCGTGTGGGTGTCCGACATTGATTCGGGCGCGTGCTCGATCCTCGAGCACCGGTTCCCGGACGCACCGAACCTCGGCGACATGACCGCCCTCGCTTGGAACGAAGTGCCGACCGTGGACGTGATCTGCGGCGGCACACCCTGCCAAGACCTCAGCGCCGCCGGCCGGAGAGCAGGAATGAAAGAAGGCACCCGCTCAAACCTGTGGGTCGCCATGAGAGAAGCAATCGCAACCATCAGACCACGCCTCGTCGTGTGGGAAAACGTCAGAGGAGCACTCAGTGCATCAGCAAGCAGCGCAAGCGACATGGAATCCGGAGAGGGATCTGTGGGAGACGGACAGCATGGACCTGTTCTCCGGGCTCTCGGACGTGTTCTCGGAGACTTGGCCTCGCTCGGGTATGACGCGGAGTGGACGACTGTTCCTGCGTCCGCAGTCGGAGCCCCACACCGGCGGGAACGAGTCTTCCTCATCGCCTGGCCGGGTGTTTGACACGCCAGACACGATGCCGGATGCACCCAACTCAGGGAGCAACCGAAAGTCGCAACCAGCCGGCTTGGGTAATCAAGTGAGAGCACTACTTCGGACACCCTGCGCGGCCGAGGCAGAGGGCGGGATGCTCCACCCGGATAAGGCGGAACGTCAGGGGCAGACTTTGCGCCTGTCCTCGCAGATCGTCCACATGGTCGCACCTGATCAGCTCAAGGACGAATTACTCCCAACGCCCTCCACGATTGACGGCAAACCGGTGGACGTGAAGAACCAGGTCGCTACTCGCAACTCGCCTGGGTTGCAGTGCATGCCTGCCCTGCTCGGGATGCCAGAAGAAGTGTGGCCGGAAACCGATATGACCGGGAACGCTGCTCGGCAAGTCGGAGAGGCAGAGCGCCGGCGGTCGCTGCTCCCCACGCCGAAGGCTGGTGATGCGGACTTCGGACTCCCTCGCACCTCGGGCAGACCGCCGGAGAAGTCAACGCACTTGGCGACTCGCCTGCACTACACCGATTTCGGACAGTACGCGCCAGCCATTAAGCGCTGGGAGTCCGTCACGGGACGTAAAGCACCCGCCCCGACCGAGCTCACCGACAAAGGCAAGCACCGCCTGTCTGCGGCGTTCGTGGAGTGGCTCATGGGCCTCGACGACGAGTGGGTCACGGATCCCGACCTCGGCCTGTCCCGTGTCTCCCAGCTCAGGGCGCTCGGCAATGGTGTCGTCCCGCAACAGGCCGTCTACGCAATCACATGGCTCCTCGAACGAGCCGATCTCAACCTCACAGAAAGGACAGCAGCATGACCACCACCTGCAAAGTTTGCCACCGCGAACGGCACATCAAGGCCGCAGGCATGTGCCGCACTTGCCGCGAGAAGCACCTAAACAAACGGATGCGAGCCGTCGGTGAGGCGAAAGCCCGCCTGATTGAGCTCATCGACCATTACGGCACTCTCGGCACCACGGCCAAGGCGATCGGACTGGCCCGCAACACTGTCGTGCGGATCCAGGGTGCAGAGCTCGACAGCCGCATCCAGCGTGCCGCGTACGCCGCGATCATGAAACACCGGATCGCTGACCCGAATGCGCCTGTGGCGAAGCGCCCCGACCCGATCACGTGGCCCGAGGTCGCCGAGTTTGCGAAGACGACGGAGGGGCTGGCGTTCATTGAACGATACAAGCGGCCCGCCGCCTACCGAACAAGGAAGGCCGCATGACGGAGCTGACCGTCGACGTGCACAAGAGCATGTGGGTCTCGGCGAACAGCCGGCTCCACTGGGCTGCCCTTGCGAAGCGGAAGAAGCACATCCGCCAGCTCGCCCACTACCTCACCAGGCAGCAACGCCTCACGGTCCCGACACCGTGCTTCATCGTCGCCACCATCGGCTACCTCACCACGGGCAGGGCGGACGTAGAGAACGCCTCAGTGGCGGTGAAAGCCGCAATCGATGGGTGCGTCTCAGGGGGAGCTCTCGAAGACGACAACAGCGAGCACGTCGTATCCGTCCAGTTTGAGCGAGGCCCCAAGAGCCCCGTCAAAGACCACTACCGCATCCACTTCAAGTTCGTCGACCAACGAGTCACATTCTGAAAGCGAGACCATCATGGCCATCACCATTTACGAAACCCCAGGCTGCTCCGGTTGCAGACTCACGAAAGCCATCCTCGACCGTGCAGGCATCACATACAGCACCGTCGACCTCAGCGAATCACTCGACGACTACCGAGCCGTCAAAGCCATGGGATACACGCAAGCCCCAGTCGTCTGCGTCACCTACCCCGACGGCCGCAACGACCACTGGAGCGGCCTTCGACCCGACCTCCTCGGCAAGTACATCACCTCAGAGAAAGCGCAGGCCGCAGCATGACGAACAGCATCGGGTACGCGAACCCCGCCGGAGCCAGCCTCAGCACCTACTCGCTCGAGAAACTCAACAACACCCCACACGAACGCCGACAAGCCACCGCAGTCGTCCAATCATGGCTGCCCGCCCATGAGGCGCGAGACGTCCTCGAAACCCTCGGACTGCTCCCACCACGACCAGGGAGGGAATGACAATGGCACGACGCGAAGGTCTGTTCGCACGCCTCTCGCTCGACTACGCCGACCACCCGAAGATCGCCGTCCTATCCGACGAAGCATTCCGCGCCCACGTCGAGATGATCCTGTACTCACGCAAGTACATGACCGACGGGCAAATTGCTAAGCAAATTGCTAAGCGATGGCCACAGCAAGCGCTTACCGAACTGCTAGCAAACGATTCCGAAGCTCCGTCGCTGCTCGAACTCGACTCCGGCGACTACCTGCTCCACGGATTCGCGGACATGCAGGAGACGAAACAAGAGATCGAAGCAAAACGCCAGGTCAGAGCCGAGGCGGGGCGAAAAGGTGGCAGAGCGAAAAAGCAAAATGCTAAGCCCATGCCAAGCAAAACGCCTAGCAAACAGTCAAGCAATTTGCTTAGCAAAAACGTAGCAGAGATAGAGACAGAGTCAGAGACAGAGGTAAGTAATAAACCCCCTGTAAGTCCCCCAGCAGGGGACACCCACAAACCCGCACCCGCCGGCCGCAAGACTCGGATCCCCGACGATTGGGCACCAAACGAATCGCACGAAGCGAAAGCAGCCGAACTCGGGATCGACCTCCATGCTGAGGCGGAGAACTTCCGAGACCACGCCATCGCCAACGGCAAAACGTTCGTCGACTGGTCACGCGGATTCCACACCTGGCTGAACAATGCCCTCAAGTTCGCACCACGCCCAGGCAGCCGACCACCCGAGCGGGGACCAGCCCGCAACCGAGCCGATGAACGCATGGACCAACACCGAGCCGTCATCGAAAACCTACGCCGCATCGAAGAACAGCAAGCCACCACCATCCAAGGAGAACTGCTATGAGACTCACCGAGACAGGTGCCCTCCTGGCGCTCATCAGCGCCTACGACAACCGCAACTTCAACGAAGAGACCACGGCCGCCTGGTACGACCTCCTGGGCCCGTACACGCTCGCCGAGGCCAAGCACGCGGTGAAGAAACACTACTCAGAGACGAGAGACTGGCTGATGCCCGCCGATGTACTGCGCATCATCAAAACCGAACGCCGGGCGCGTCTCGCGAAGGTCGAAACGATCGTCCCGTCCCGTGCGGACATGACCGACACCGCAGCTGAGCTCGCCACGACGAAAGCACTGTCCAAAGCGATCGCGTCGGGGGAACTCACACCCGAAGCGTACGAAGCCTACGTGCGCGGCAACACGCCCTGGTCGACGTACCGGCGGGGGATCCTCGCACTCAGGGGAGCGGCATGAACACCGTCGACGAAATCCTCGCCTCAGGCAGGTACACGGACAGGCGGGGCCGGGAGTGGCAACACGCATGGTTCGGGTGGTGGACACCTCGCGGCGGCGTCGAGCTGCCACCTGCCCAGATGCGCCTGTTGATCGAGCGCGATCAGCACAGGGCAACGTGTCCGGGGCTGTGGACGTGCACCGACCATCCCGTGCCCGCCGTAACGCTCAGCCGGACGTTCAGGCCTCGCGTGTACGTCGATGGTGAGCCCTATGCCTGGTTCTCCGAAGCCATAGACGCTGCTCGCGCATTGGCGGTGGGCGAATGATCCGCCTCATCGAGTACCTCATCACCCGCCGGCGACTCACCCAAGCACACCGAACCTCACCAACCATCAACCCCGAAACGGAACCTCACCAACCGCGTGTCAGGACTGGGAAAAGTCCCGTGGGTCGGGATGGAATCGAAACATGGGAGACAAAGTGACCACCTCAATGCCCGGCAACCCGTACGCCGAGCTCCACCAACATCAACCCGGAGCCACCGAGGGAGACGGCGAGTGGGCCATTGCGCAGGCCACCCTGGCCCTCGCTCATGAGCAGCGCACGTTGACGCTGGTGAACGTGGTGCGCATGTATGCCGACCTGGGCATGGGTGACCAGGCGGCCGGGGTCATCGACGCAATCAGCAACCGACTTGGAGGGTACGACCATGAGTGAGAAGTACACGCCCGACGAGGTCGAACTGGCCCACTGCTACGCCGGGGCCATGGAAGAACAGGCCGGCGAAAACTACGACGAAGCCAAAGCGGACGCAGAGCGTGGGATCGCGAAGATCAAAGCGGATGCGCTGAGGGAGGCGGCCAAGCAGTTTGGCCCAGGACAGATTACGGGCCTGTTCAGAAGCCCATACGACTACGCGAGCATCTGGCTCAAAGAGCGCGCCGACCGGATCGAGGAGGAAGCATGAGTGACACCGTGAAGTCGTGGATCGAGGAACGATGGGAGTTCGTGCAGGGTTCGAAGCTGCGCCGGTGGGGCGACAAAGACATCCGCCGACTCACTGATGCCATTGAGGCGGTGCTTGAGCTGCACAAGCCGTTCGAGTGGTCATTCGGGTTCGAGACGATCAGGTCGTGCCTGGCATGCGCGGAAATGGGTGCGGAGCAAGACTGTGCCAATTGGCTGTGTGCGACTGTTCAAGCAATCGAAGGAGCAATCAATGGTGAGCGAGGATGACCTGCCGTTCAGGTGCTCACGGTGCGGCGCATTCGTCGGACAAGAACGACTACATGACGCAGACGACTTCGGCCCAGCACCATGCAAACCATGCAAGCGAAAGGGGTATTGGCAATGACTGACCAGGACAACCTGAGAGACAGGATCGCGGCGGTCATGTACTGCCACATGCATCCGTTAGCTCGGATGGAAGACGCGCTGAGAATGGCCCGAGGCGAGGGCATGGACTCGAAACGCGGCCAGACGAACGTCGTGCAACGCCAGTACCTCCCGTGGGCCCAGGCAATCATCGACGAGTTCGGAATGACCGTGGATCGCGCCGTTGATACGGGCAATCGAAGCTACGACAAGCGAACGGGCATCATCACGAACGGATGGAAGTATCGCGTCGTCGGGAAGTGGGAGAAGCAATGACCACTCACACCAGCCGCCGGCGCAAGACTACAGAAGGCGAATACGATAAGCCGAAAGACCAACCACGAACATCGACGACAGAACAGGAACCGAGAACAATGCCTAAGTACACGCTACGCGACGAACCCCACGCCGCCCTCTCATCGCAAGAAGAAGGCAGCTGGCAAGGCATAATCAACCGCCCACTCAAACTGAGCGCGAGACGCGCAGTGTGGAAATGCGACCACCGCCACCGAGCGGAAGCCGAAGCCCTAATCTGCGCGCAGAGAGAGTGGGATTTCGGACGATGATTGACGACCGGAACGACCTTCTTCGCGGCAACCGCGCCTGACAGGCGCTGAAATGCATCCTGCACGACCTCTTTTATCTCGGGCCCACACCCACACATGGTAAAAAGCGGGGCAAGCGCTTCGCTGGCAGACGGGTGAAACGATGGAGTTACCGTTGCCAAGTTGGCCCCCGTGGCGGCCAAACTACTCCGACCGCTGAAATATACATCTGGGACAGCACCGAACGCTTCGGCGGGCAATAGGATCAGCAACATGATTGAAATTGACGTAACCGATCCTCAACTCAGTTGGGACGACTACACCGCCGACGAGCTTGTTCATGCTCAACTGATAACTCCCCGCGTAGACGGGGTCAACATCACATCAGCGGATATGGAGCTAAAGGCTCAAGCGGAGAGCGCACTGCGAGAATACCTGTCCGCAGAGGACGAAGATCGCCGAATCAGGGTCCTGTGGCATCGAGCAAAGGACACCCTCGACAACGCACGCGAAGCAATGACGTCAATGGACAGCATCCGCGCCAATATTAAGACAATGCAAGGCGCGAAACCGGTACCACTGAATTTGAAACCCAAGCTCAATGTGGACATGGACAAAGTGCTCAGGTCGATGACGAATCAGCTTTCGCACCAGCTACGGGTTAAGATCGCTCCTGACGGGACACTCACCTCGATCCCGATTGACTCGGAGGAGAAGGTTGCTCCCGAGCCGGAACTCTCCGACTCCGAGCAGGAACAACTTCGAGAAGTACAACAAATAGCCGATTCACCGTCAATGCTTGCCATAGTCAACTATTTGGAAGACATGTCGACGAGACTCGTCGAAGGTGAGAAGCAGGCCGAGCAACGTAGAAGAATCGATTCAAAGTTTCGTTGGGCATCAATCGGGATTGCCGCGCTATCCCTCATCATCGCAACACTCACAGCGGCAACCACGTTTTTTGGGCCCACTCCAACCGTTCAGTTCCCGGACAAGCCAGTGCCGGTCATCATCGAACGATCCACTAAATAGCTATGTCCTGGCGTGGAGTCTGCTTCTAGTCCTCAAACTGAGGCGCATTGTTGCTTGCAGTTTGGTAACGAAGCCTGTAGTAGTCAAAGGTTCAAGGAAACACCGGATACTCTTCAGGAATGAAGAAGATCTCCACCGCGATCGCTGTCGTCGCGGCACTCTCCCTCGCTGGTTGCGGCGGACCGGATGCGCAAACATCATCCGATCAGCAGTCACAGTCGAAACCAGCTCAAACGACTCAGGCAGCCGCCAATGACGATGGGTTCGGTGTCTACAGCGCCGAAACACCTGAAGGAACCGTCTACACGCTCGATCTAAGCAAGCCTTACTCCGACGAGCTCACGGACAAGACGGACAAGGCGACCTTTGAAGCACTCGAGATCCCCGAGGAAGAACAGGACGGATGGCAATGGTTCGAGCTATCCATCGACAACGCGAATGGCTCAGAGTCGAGCAGCTACAGCATGACGGATATCGCCCTGGTGACGGAAACAGAAGAACAGATGTACCTGACCACCGCGATCAGTGAAGTGTTCGGTGATGTGACCGGAGACTACGAAACCGAACTCGTCGAACAAGACCGGATCGACGAATCCGAAATCTACACGGATGTCTACAACGAATGGCTGGACACCGAGATGCCAGATGTGAAGCCCGGGGCGAAAGCCTCACAGCCAGCATGGCTTATGGGCACTCCCGAAGAAATCAAATCTGTGTGGTTCGGCGACATAGAAATGCAACTCAAGAAGTAAGACATCCACACGGGAGGCCCTTATCGAACAGATAGGGGCCTCTTCGCATCTCCGCGTGTCGTCCCTGGTAACTCTCCCGTACCCGGCGTTTAGCTTCGTGCATGATCGTCAGACACCTCAACGCAAGCGACCTCGGCAAGACCGTCACCCTGCCGACTCTCGCAGCCCTCGGCCGATGCCGTAGCGGCACACTCCACTCCATCACCCTCGAAACCGCCACCGACACCAGCACCCTCCGCATCGGCGACCACCTCCACTCGGTACCCAACAACGCGACCGTGTACGTCACCACCGAAGTCTCGGGGCTGTGACCATGGCCGTCGACAAGAGCAACTGGGATCCGAAGAAATGCCAGGCCGAGTCGAAGAAGCGACCTGGCGACCAGTGCCGCAACTACCCTGTACGTGGCCTCCGCGTGTGCCTGCGCCACGGTGGGGGATCGAAGAAGGCCAGGGCGGCCGCCGCCCGGAACCTCGAGCAGGAGAAGCTCACCCGCGTCGCCCGCCGCCTTGGTACACCCCACGAGAATCTTGACCCCGCACAGGCGCTCCTCGACCTCGTCGCATCCAAAGCCGGAGAAGTCGAATGGCTGCGGCACCAGGTGGAACTCCTCGAAACCGATGGCGACCTGTGGTGGGGTGAGACCAAGGTTGTCGGCAAGGACAACCCGGAGTTCGGGGAACAGTTCGAACGTACCGAGGAAGCCCGCCAGCACGTCGTATACACGCTCCTACACAAAGCGCAGGACCAGCTCGCCAAGTACGCCGCCGAAACACTCAAGGCCGGCGTCGACGAACGCCAAGTCAAACTGGCCGAGCAGACGGGCGCCCAGTTCGAAACCGTCCTCACCTCACTCCTCACCGCCATCAGTGCCACACCCGAACAAATGCAGACCGCGGCCACCGAGATCCCGCGGATCCTCCGCAACCTCGCAGGAGGCGGCAAATGACCATCCAACAAGTCATGGCGCAACGACAACGCCTCTTCCGTGCCGCAGGCCTCCTGGCACTCGAATACGAACGGCTCGGGCGCACACCGGACGGATGGAGTATCGCCCACCACCAAGAAGTCATCGCCAAAGAGGCGATCGAGCAGGCCGAGAACATGGCCGCAACCGGGGCAATGCTCTGGACCCACGCGGCCAGCATGATCGCCGAAAAACTCGAAGAGAACACCACCGGATTACAGAAAGTGCGCACACCATGAGCAAAGTCATCACACGCAGCCAGCTGATCAAGGCCATCGAAGTCCTCGGCTTCGAACCGAACACAATTCTCGAGCTCCACATCTTCCCGACCTACGCGACCGGCGAAGAGATCGTCACGAACCTCAAGGGCGACGACGTGAAGCTGGGTGGAGTGACGGTGGAATCCGGCAAGGTGCCGCGACGAACCTTCAACGTTCAAGTGGAGGACGACCGATGATCCTCCTCGCCTACATCGCAATCGGCCTCATCTGCGCCATCATTGCCGCCGCGCACATGAAGATCGAGACCGGCACCAAAGATGACGACCTCACCGACTACATGACCTACACCGCAGTCGGTCTCTTCACCGGCATCGGATGGCCCGTAGTCGTGCCCATCGGACTCATCGCTGTCGCGTGGGAACGAATCAGCGACCGCAGGGAAAGGAAAACCCGATGACCGAGAATCCATGGTTGCCGATCGACACCATGCCGCTATCCACAGTCGGCACCGAAGTGGATCTGAGGGACGAGAAGTGCCTGTACACCGGCATCCTCGTCACCGGCATCAACCTCGAACGCGTCGTCGTCAGGGACCGCGAAATCACCGGCAAAGAGCACTTCTACCCCGGCCCTGTCGACGACTTCACCATCACCCACACCACCGGAACCATCCGCGCCACGTTGAAAGCTGAATGGAGGCCACATGCCTGACAATCTTTGCACCCCGGGAATGTTCCAGCCGCCACGACCGGAGCTGGTCGTTCCCCCGTCAGGGCCGAGATATGAGTTCACCTGCATCGTGCGCAGGCGCGACACGTACAACAGAGAGTACGTGAGCAAAGTGCCAGCATCAGTGTTCGCCGAAACCATCGACGAGGCTACGGACAAGCTACGTGACGCATTCGGGGCGAAGTACGACGACTTCCGTAAGTTCTGGTCGCACAGTGTGCTCATCGAGTCCGTCAAGGAGGTCCGATGACTGACCCAACCCCAGCCGGACGCATCCGGGCGCTCTGCGACCGCATCAGCGACCTCATCGAAGCCAGCATCCCCACAGCCAGTGTGCAACGACTCAGCGACACAGGCGGAGGGAGCGACGGCAGATGGCGGGCACCACTCCACCACGACACCATCGACGCCCGCGACAACCTCAAACAAATCCTCACATCCTGGGCACTCCTCATCGTCGAAGAACGGGGAGTCGACTACGATAGCCGCGACGAAACCACCGCCATCGCCGCATGGACCTTCCAACAGGCCGACTGGCTCGCCCTGCACCCCGCCTACGACGACTTCATTCTCGAAGTCGAAGAAGCCATCGACGCGCTCGCCCGCATCGTCAACCGCGGAGTCAGCGCACGCCGCCCCGACCTCGCCAGAGCCGTCCACCCGGAGGACACCCTCAACCAAGACCTCACCGCCGAAGACTGCGCCACCGCGCTCACCCAACTCCACGATCACCCCATCACCGCGAAACAGATCCTCAAGCTCGTGGAAGTTGATCGACGGAAAGTCGCCGCTGGCACCCTCCATCAGCTGGCAGCACTCACACCCTCCGGCAAGGATGGGCGACGGCCACTGTTCCGTGTGCAAGAAGTTCTCACCAGGGCAAAGAAGTCGGGGTGTCGATCTGGACAAAAAGCAGGTTAGGGGATTAGCTATGCGGTAGATGGGTCGAAGTGTCTACGGGCACCGGTCCATCTTTCGCATTCCCGGGGTGTTTCGTCACTTTTCTACCCGCGGAATGCGTCCCCACGCCCCTCGTTGAAGACGCGCTGCTGCTGGCTCCGAGGGGCACTCAAACCAACGTGACCCGACACGAGCGAAAACGGGCCGAACCGGGAGGCCAGCCGGATCACCACAAGCAGCTCCGCACCGGGCATCGCTACCTACCGTGCCGGGCTACGAGTTCGCCGGCACTCGACTCAAAACCGGCATCAACTTCATGGAGGTGCGTCGTGTCCGTTGACTGGATGACGGCGCTCGCAGACAAACTCGAAGCACACAAGGTCGACAACGCACCCGTCTGGGACACACCCGGTGCCATGGCCCAACACCTCGACCACCGCACCAAACAAACCCCAGCACTCGAACTCATCGACCAAAAACTCGTCGAAGCGTTCAACACCCCAGACTCGCGGCTCATCATCTCCATGCCACCCCAGGAAGGCAAAAGCCAACGCGCATCACGCCGGTTCCCACTCTGGGCACTCACACAAAACCGTGACCTGCGCATCGCCATGGCCTCCTACGAAGCCCGAATCGCCGAACGCTGGGGTCGCACAGTCCGCGACGACATCCGCCAAAATCCCGACATCGGCCTCACCATCCGCGACGACGTGTCAGCACAACGCGAATGGCAGCTCGACGGCCACGACGGCGGCATGTTCTCCACCGGTGTCGGCGGCGCCATGACCGGCCGCCCAGTCGACCTCCTCCTCATCGACGACCCCATCAAAGGCCGCGAACAAGCCGACAGCCCCACCATCCGCGAAAAAACATGGGAATGGTGGACAGACGTCGCACTGTCCCGGCTCGCACCCGGCGCACCAGTCATCGTCATCCTCACCCGGTGGCACGCCGACGACCTCGCCGGCCGCCTCCTCGCAGAAGCCGACACCGACTGGGACTTCCTCAACATTCCCGCCCAAGCTGACCACCGTCCCGAACAGGGCGAGACCGACATTCTCGACCGCGAACCCGGCGAGTTCATGATCTCCGCCCGAGGACGCACCCTGGCCCAGTGGGAGTCCCGGAAGAAAGCATCCCGACCGAAGACGTGGGCCAGCCTCTACCAAGGCCAACCCAGCCCCGGTGAAGGTGGTGTGTTCCCACCCGAAGAGGACTGGGCACGCTACCAGCAACCCATGTGGGTGCAACGCCCCGACGGTTCACGCATCATCCCCGGTCTGGCCGAGAACGGGTACGAACTCATCCAGTCCTGGGACATGGCGTTCAAAGACACCAAGGAATCCGACTTCGTGGTCGGGCAAGTATGGCTGCGCGTGGGTATTAACGCGTACCTCCTCGACCAAGTCCGCGACCGACTGAACTTCAACGCCACCGTTGATGCAGTGAAAGCGATGACCGCGAAATGGCCGCAGGCCTCCGCGAAACTCATCGAAGACAAAGCGAACGGTTCCGCGGTGCTCGCACACCTGGCGAAGCAAGTCGCTGGCATGATCCCCATCGAACCCGAAGGCTCCAAACTAGCCCGGGCGAACGCGATCAGCCCGTTCGTGTTCGCCCGCAACGTGCACCTACCCGACGCGGCTCTACTGCCGAACGCGGGCGACCTGCTCGAGGAAACCAAGTCGTTCCCGAACAGTCCCCACGACGACACCGTGGACGCACTCTCACAGGCCGTGTCCTACCTACTCCTGCACGGCCTCATCGACCAGGCCGACCTTGTTGCCGAGGAATGGCAGGACGACCGCGAATGGTCCATCTCCCCGTACTGATTGGAAAGGAGGCCCGCATGGGCATGCTCGACTGGCTCGGCCTCCGAGAATCAGTAAGTGACACTCCAGAGTTCAAACGCATGCAGGCTGAACTCAACACGGCACAGTTCCGGCTCGAGGAAGCCGCCCACAGCATGGAAGCCCTGTATCGGGAAGACCGCGGTTGGGTGCAAATCGGGCAGAACTTCGAACAGGAAATGAGCTCCGAGGGCCGACGGCAAGCCGCACAGTTATGCCGAGCCATGGCAACCCTCAACCCTCTCGTGAAGCGTGGACTCTCCATCCGGGCAGGCTACGTGTGGGGGCAGGGAATCGGAATCCAAGCTCCTGACGGAAAAGAATCGGGCACACAGGACGTCAACGCTGTGGTGCAAGCTTTCCTCGACGATCAAGGGAACCGTAAAGCGTTCACAGGTGCGCAAGCGCACGAAGAGCTGGAGAAGCAGCTCGGCACTGACGGCAACGTGTACGCGGTCGTGTTCAGCAACCCGCAGACAGGGTTTTGTCGCATCCGCACCCTCGACCCCATCGAGGTCACGGACATCATCACCAACCCCGAAGACAAGTCCGAAGCCTGGTTCTACCGCCGCGACTATGTGGAAACCACGATCGGTGAACGCACCGCGAAAGTCACCACTCGTCAGAAGACCACCTGGTATCCGGCGCTCGGGCACAAACCGACCCGGAAGTTCCCCGTCATCGACGGCAACCCTGTCGACTGGTCTGCACCAGTCCTGCAGATCCGGGTCAACGCGGTGGGCAAGTTCGGTGTGGGTGACGCCTACGCTGCCCTGCCCTGGGCCCGAGCGTATCGGGAGTTCCTTGAGGACTGGGCGAAGCTCATGAAGGCTCTGTCGCGCATCGCCTGGAAGATGTCGGGCAAGAGGTCCGGCTCCCAGCAGGCACGAACTGCCCTCAACGGGTTGACCGAGGCCGGCGGTGTGGTCGGAATGGATGCAGGCACCCAGCTCGAAGCGGTCCCGAAGTCCGGCGCCACGATCGACGCTGAGTCTGGCCGGCCGCTGGCGACGATGATCGCCGCGGCCTTCGGATTGCCAGTCACGACACTTCTCGCGGATCCGGGCCAGACAGGTGCGCGAGCCGTCGCGGAAACCCTGGATCAGCCGACCCGTCTTGAAATGAACGGTCGTCGTGAAGTGTGGACGGAAGCGTACCGAGCGATTCTCGGCCACGTCATCGACCAGGCTGTCCTTGCACCACAGGGGCCACTCAAGGGCGGCACCCAGGTCGACCACTTCACTCAGCAGGAAGAAGTGATCCTGCAGGGCGAATCGGATCGCACTTTGACGATCACTTGGCCCGACATTGACGAAACTCCGGTCGACGTCATGGTGAAGGCCATTGTCGACGCGGACGCCACTCAGAAGCTTCCACCGTTGGAGACGATGCGTCTCCTGCTCCGTGCACTCGGAGTCAGGGATGTCGACGAAATCCTCGACCAGTTCACCGACGATGCCGGCAACTTCATCGACCCAAACATCAGCGCGGGGGATGCGGCCGTGGATGCCTACAACCGTGGCGAGGATCCCGCAGCAGTGCTCAACCAGTAGGAGGTGCCGGCGTGGCAATCACAGAGTTGACGTTACGTCGGGCCGCCGAACTCAGGGCCATGGTCGACGACTACGTGGACGCCTCCACCCGGGCACTCACTGCCCGCTGGGCGCAAGCCTGGCAGGAAGTCGCCCAGGAATGGCAGGACACGATCGCCGTCATCCTCGCAAGGAAAGCCGCAGGCGAATCGCTCACACCGGCTCAGATCACGAACCTGGCCCGCACCCAACGAGCGTTGGCGATGACCGCGGCGAAACTGCGTGAACTCGCCGCCGAACTCGGGCCACTACTCGAGGATTCGGTGCGCGAAGTCGTCGAACGGACAGCGGACCTCACCACCGGTGTTGCGGCGTCCCAAATGCCGCCCGTTGACTCCAAACTGCTCCCATCGTTTACGCGTGTCGACCAACCAGCTCTTGAGCAGATAATCGAACGGTCCCTCGGTCAGATCCACGCCTCATCCCTGCTGCTGTCGGATGAAGCTGTCGACGCGATGAAGAGTGCGCTCATCCGTGCAGTCCCGAGTGGCTGGCACCCGGACAGGGCAGCACGGGAGATGCTCAAACGAACACGCTCCGGTTTCAACGGGGGACTCACACGAGCTCTCCGCATCGCCCGCACTGAACAGCTGGATGCGCACAGGGCCGCGAACCGAGCACAGAACATCGCCAACCCGGCCGTCACCGCGGTCGTGTGGCATGCAGAACTCTCATTCCGCACCTGCCCGTCGTGCATTGCGAAGCACGGCACCGAGTACCCGCCCGACACCGAAGGGCCGTTCGATCACCAGAACGGCCGGTGCACGTTCATCCCCAAAACAAAGTCCTGGCGCGACCTCGGATTCGACATCGACGAACCACCCGACATCACCCCCTCAGCCTCGGACTGGATCGACCAGAACCCTCACGACGCTGTTGCCGCCCTCGGTCCCGACCGATACCGGATGCTCCAAGACGGGCAAATCAGCCTGGCCGACATGGCCCGCCGCGTCGACAACCCCGACTGGCGGACCTCGTATCAGGCAACCCCACTCGCAGACCTCCGCAGGAAGGCGAACCAATGACCCAGATCAAGGAATCCGGCACCCTCACCAAAGAAGGCGGCCGCTGGCTCATCCAAGCCATTTCACCCGGCAAGGGTAGCTCCGGTTCTTACCCACAAGAAGTGCTCGAAGCAGCCGCGAAGGATCGAGTCTTCCCTGCCGGGACCATGATGATGGTCGACCACGCCACCGAATCACAGGACTGGGAACGTCCCGAAGGATCCATCAAGGATCTTGCCGGCGTCCTCACCGAAGACGCCCGCTGGGACGACAAGCACGGTGCCCTCGTCGCTGAGGCGAAGATCTTCGAGCATTGGCGGCCCATTCTCGAATCCATGCGCGAGGAAATCGGCATCAGCATTCGCGCCTCCGGTGAAGTCGAAGAAGCTGACGGTGGCCGCGTCGTGAAGCGCCTCGTCGAAGGCCGCTCAATCGACTTCGTGACCCGTGCGGGCCGAGGTGGTCGTGTTCTCGAAGTCCTCGAATCCGAACGCCCGTCCACGCTCGACGAAATCGCGGAGATCTTTCGCCCAAACACACCTGCCTCGGCCCCGGCTGAGGAGGATCACATCCATTCCGAAACGAAGGAGGCAGCCGCAATGGCTGACGAAATCACGGATACCAGCCGGGTCGACGAAGCCGACTCGCAGAAGCCCACTCCACCCAACAGTGGCGGTGGCAACGGCGGCGGCAGTGAACTCGAACGACTCCGCAAGGAGAACGCCGAACTCAAGGCCGAAATCGCCCGACTCAAGGCCGCCAAGGCGAAGGAAGCCCGCCGAACTGAAGTCGCGAACGTCGTCGAGGAAGCATTCGACGGAGTCGACCCCGGCATGGTCAAAGACCTGCTCATCGACCGGCTCGCCGAATCCGACGCCACCGGGGACGACCTGATCAAGGAGGCCCGGACGTTCGCCGAGGACTACAAAACCAAGACAGCCGGTACCGGTCAGGTTCGTGGTCTGGGAGAGTCCCGACCCATCACCACCGACACCACTGCCACCGAAGCTGAGCTGCCGTCGTACGACGAACTCACAGCCCTGAAGGGAGCCTGACATGGCGAAGAACCAGAAGTACCCCGAGAACAAGCACATCGCCTTCACCGCCGACAAGGCCTACAAGTCCGGTCAGGCTGTCGCGATCGGCGCCTACCGGGGTGTCGCTCTCATCGACGCCGAACAGGGCGACCGAGTCACCGTGTGGCTCGACGGCTCCTGGGAGATCGACGTCACCGGTGCCCTCACCGAAGGGCAGGTCGTCTACCTCGGCTCCAGTGGTCTCACCGCAACCGCGAACGACACCCCTTGGGGTGTGTCGAACCAGGCCAAGGCCACCGGCACCGGCCCTGCCGAAGTCGCACCGTTCGGTGCCGTCCCACCCGCACCCGCCGCCGGCGCCTGACCCCACCACACTCTTAGGAGATAACAATGGAACTTGATCTGCTGGCTGAGGCGGAATTCCGCACAGCCCCCAACATGAAGCAGAAGGTGCTCAGCGCCGCCAAACTGTTCAACGAAGCCCAGAAGGGCACCAACCTCGGACTTGCCCAGTTCCGTGAGGCCATGTCCACCAGCGACTTCCCGATCCTCCTGTCGAAGGGGTTCGAAGTCGAAGCCATTCAGGCTCAGAAGGACGCCGTCAAGGAGTACGAAGCGTTCGCGATCGAGAAGAAGGTTTCCGACTTCCGACCGAAGAAGCTGCGCGACCTGTTCGGCAACACCGAATTCGAAGAAGTCGGTGAAGGCGAAGAGTACAAGGCTGACAATCTCGACGAACTCGAGGTCGAGTACAAGGTCGGCAAGTACGGTCGCCGCTTCGGGTACACGTGGGAGCTCGCACTGTCCGGTGACTTCACCGAAATGGCCGACTTCCCCCGCCGTCTCGGCAACGGTGCCACGGAGCGTTCCAACCGGAATGTGTTCGAAACCTTCGTGTCCGAGACCGGCCCCCGTGCTGATTTCTTCGACACTGTCGACACGAAGCCACTCACCCCGGTCAATCTCCAGGACGCCGTGAAGTCGTTCGCCCTGAAGGAAGACCACCGTGGCGACCTCGTCGACACCACCGGCCTCGTGCTCGTCGTTCCCCCGACCCTGCAGATCGAGGCGAACAACATCATTAACGCAGCTGAACTCGAACTGCAGGTCACTGACGGAAACAAGGTCACGAAGACCCGCATGGAGAACCCATTCCGCGGACTCGTGACTGTGGTTGTCGCGAAGTGGCTGGCGAAAATCGATAAGTCGGCCAAGCGTGGCACCACCTGGTATCTGCTGGCGAACAAGTCCAGCGACCACTTCGCTGTCATTCACGCTCAGCTGCTCGGCCACGAGAACGTGGACATTCGGACCAAGCGCGACCAGGGCAACCGAGTTGGCGGCGGCGAAATCCCGTTCGAGGAAGGCTCCTACCACGACGACACGATCGACTTCCGCGGTCGTTCCGTCGATGGTGCCGCGAAGGGTCTCGTAGACGCTGATGGTAAGGCGCTCGTCGCCTACGCATCGACCGGTTCCTGACCCCATCTGAGCACGGGCCCCGCCCCACTGTGACCACCATCCAGCGGGGCGGGGAACGGCACAACCAAGGAGTTGTGATGGTCGACTACAACGAACCAGTGAGCCAGGTGCGGCTCATCATCGGCGACACCAACGCGGATGACCCAGACTTCGACGACGACCAGATCCTCGGCTTCCTCACCATTGCTCGCAACAGTGTCTTGCGGGCGGCTGCGGACGCCCTGGACGCGATCGCGTCGAACGAAGCACTCCTGTCGAAGAAGATCACCACTCAGGACCGCTCATCAGATGGGCCGGCTGTCGCGGACGCGCTCCGCAAACACGCGACAGCACTCCGGTCCCGGGCCAAGGAGGAAGAGGACACTGAGGACGACGAACCGTTCTTCGTAGCCTTCAACCTCGACGGGGACGGTTCACAAGAGGGTGAGGAGATGCGGTTATGACTCGCATCGCCCGCGGCCGCCTCAAAGTGATCCCCGACCATTGGGCGGACACACACCGCCCCACCGCGTACGGGTTCCTCACCGGCGAATGCACCGCATACACGCTCGGCGGTATTCCTGACTGGCCCGCACCGCAAGAACCGGAAGTCTCCCCGATTTGGGAGTCCGCGCCGTGCTCGGTGCAGTTCCTCACCCAATCGTCCCGACCAGTGTTGGTGGCTGATGGTCTCGAAGTCATTGCCACCCACCGGGTATCGGTGCCGATTGCCGCGAAATGGCTGCACTACGGAACCACGATCAAGGTGCTAGACAACCCGGACGACCCGAACTTGAACGGGCGAGAGCTCCAAGTGCTTGTGGCCGAATCGGGGACCACGAACTGGACACGCGACTACCTGTGCCAGGACGTGAACGGACAGGAAGTGAGGGCTGCGTGATGGTTTTCGACGCCAGTGAGCTCCGCCAGTTCGGCAACGACCTCACGAAGATGGGCGCGGACGCCAACCGAGGCGGACGGCTCGTCGTCGAGAAGACGGCCGCCAACATCTCCGGAGACGCCAAGAAGATCGCATTCGACAAAGGTGTGATCGACACCGGCAACCTCATCAACTCCATCGGCTACGACGTCACTCATCGACCCGGCGAATCTTCTGCAGAGATCGGACCCACGGTCGAATACGCCGGCTACAACGAATGGGGAACATCGCGAATGCCGCCCCGCCCATTCGTAGGACCGGCATTCGACCGCAGAATTCCGGGGTTCGAGAAAGCCCTCGGCAACATCGTCGATGGCACATGGAAGGGGTGAGCCAACACGGACATCATCACCCTCAACACCTGGACACTCGACAGGCTGAAATCGATCGGCGTTGACGTGCACGACGGGCGCGTCCCAGACAGTGTTCCCACCACGACCGGCGGCTTCATCCAGCCATACCTGGCCGTGTGGACCGAGCCGCTGCGCGAGCACGACGAACAACCACTCGACTACTCGAAGCAGGAGACCGCTGGGGCGCTCACGGTCACGGCCGCCGGCGCGACAGCGGGAACAGTTCGCAACCTCTCACAAGAGGTCATCCTCAAACTCCACCGCGCCCCCGCTCCCGGTGGGGGAGAGTACCGGCACGTCGAACCGTTCCTGAAAGTTCAGACCGACAACCAGATAAGCCCGGCGCGGCTGTATCTGCCACTGTCATTCGAGTTCCAGCAACCGTGAGGAAGACCGGACGATCACCCCTTCATCCACTTGCGCGCTTCAGTGAGTGACATGGACTCACCGGACCGCTTCATATGTGCCTGCAGCTCTGCTGGCGTGGACGAGCGATTTAGTCCCTCTGCGATCGCTTTCGCCCGCTTAACTTCACCGTCGGCAATTGACTTGATCACCTTGCCGGGATCTTTGTCCCACTTAGCCCCCAATTTTTCACTCCCTTGTGACAGATGGTGAAACCACTCTAATCGCACAACCCCGCAAGCCACGGCGAACCTGTGGCTTTTTCGTGCCCGAAAAGGAGTCGCTATGGCCGAAACCTTCGACCACTTCAAGAACGCCTACGACAAACGCACCGGGGACAAACTCCCGCACAAGGTGCCCGAGTCTCACTTCGCGATCTTCCCCGAAACGCTCTCACCCGCGGCGAAGCCGCAGGTCCGCAGTGCAGCCCCGACCCGACCCACCGCATCCCCCGAAGTCGCCTCAGTCGTTGAGGTCGTCAACAAGCAGGAAGGCAAGTAACCATGCCCACACCACTCGCAGATGGAAAGACCAAGGTCACCATCCTCCCCACCGCGCCCGCCAACCCGAAAGCCATCACCCTCGCCGAACTCGAAGCCGGCATCGACGCGTCCTGCGCGATCATGATGTCCGACTACAACGTCGGCGCCGCCACTTCCGAGTCCGTCGACGAGAAGGCCCTGTGCCAGGAAGGGAATGCCACCACCTGGGGCGCCAGTAACGGCACCATGGAATTCACCCTCTTCCTCGACTACGACGAGGACCACAAGCTCGACGTCACCTCAGACCAGGGCAAGGCCTACGAGGCTGTGAAGTTCAAGGGCACACAGGTGTACCTCGTTCAGCGCGAGACCTCGAAGACCTCGAAGGAAGACTGGGCGACTGGCGACGAGTACGAGTACTTCCACGGCATCGCCGACAATCCCACGCACATCGACCGCACCGGATATGTGAAGCGGAAGGTGACGTGCGCGTTCCAGGAGATGGAGCTCCACGGAGTCGTCGCCAGCACCACTCCCTGATCTTCGGATCATCCCCAAGACCCCAGTGGGCAGGTTCCTCCATGGCCTGCCCACTGGTCTACCCCGCACATGGAGAACCCCACAACTTTCACATGGAGGAACAGAAAATGGCTTTCAACCCCGACGATTTCATCGCAGGAATCAGCGCAGCACAAACCCCAGTCACAATCTTCAAGAACGCCGAAGCCGCCGGCCGCCTCCGAGCGGTCGAAACAGACCTTGCACTCCTCGGTGACGCTGACGAAGAGCAGACCCTCGACGCCGGTGCTGAGCGCGCAGAGCTGGCAGAGAAACGTGACCGTCTCCAGGCTGAACTACAGGACTCCGCGGAGGAGTTCATCGTCCAAGCGATTGAGCAGGACAAGATCGAAGAGATCACCAAGGAAGCCCGCAAGGCCGCGAAAGACCGGGCTGATCAGGCTGCCAAAGATGCTGCTGGCTATGCGCGTGAAGAGTGCAAGCGTGCCGAGATCGGCGACGGCAAGGAGATCCGCGAAGCCGTCCGCCGAGCATCAACCGCAGCGTCTGACGCTATCCTTCGCAAAGAAGCGGGCATCCACATCCTCTCCCATGCAGTCGTCACTGACGCGGGGGAACGTGCGTTCACTCCTGATCAGATGCGTGTTGTGTCTGAAAAGCTTGGTGATCCTCAGATGGACAAGCTTTACAACGCGTTCTACGAACTGACGAGCACCGATCCTGGAGAGCTCATCCCAAAATCGCGGAAGCCTGGGCCGACGGTCGAGGACTAAGCGCACTCACCGAAACCCGCGCAGCACGAGCATGGGGACAAGCCGTGTCCGTGTTGCGCGGGGAACGGAAGCCCGGGAAGAAGTGGTCTCAAAAGGACCGCGCCCTTGCCCTGGCACTCACCCTCTATGAGGCGGATCTATGCCAGGGGTGCGGTCAGCCAATGTCCCTCTCGTCCGGAGAGCACCCACACGACTACGAGGTCAGGAATACCCGATGCATGGCGTGCGCGGAGATCGAGGAATTCCAGGACTCCGGCAAGGCGAAGACCCTCGACAGTGGCACGAAAACCTACGTCGTTGTCGACGGCTGACTAACGCTTGAGCGCAGCCACCAGTCGCACGACGAGAGCAGCAAAAGCCGAACCGACCGCCACAAAAAGCGACACAGCCAAGAGGATCGTGAAGATCACCTGTAAGGCCACCGCCGACGCAGACGGAACCGCAAAGTGGCCCACGAGCAAGAGCACGAAATAGAGGACCGCGGAACAGATCGCAATCAAGAGAAGCAGAACCGAACGCTTCTTGAGCCTCGTGTATTGACGCTCCCTGCCGTCTGCCGTTGCTTTATCAGGCCGAGCTCCTGAGAAGTCAGTGACAGGTTTGTACGGATTTCCGTGCCTGCTCGTCCTGGCCATGGTTAGTCCTATTCATCCCGCTTGTAGTCCCCAAATCATATAGGAGGCCACTGCCATGTCCGAAGTTCGTAGCGTCTCCGCTCTGCTGTCGGTGAAGGTTAACCAGTTCAAGGCCGACATGGCCTCGGCAGGCAAAGCTGCAGTCGACGCCGCGAACAAAACGGAGACCGCCTGGGACAAGTCCACGACAGGTGCTGGCAGGGCCATGAAGGCGGCTCAGCAGTACAGCCAAGAAATGACTACCGTGGGCACTGGTCTCGCGACGTTCGGCGGCATCGTTGTGGGTGCACTGGGACTCGCCACGAAGGCGACAATGTCTTGGGAGTCCGCATGGACCGGCGTGATGAAGACTGTCGACGGCACTCCCCGTCAGCTGGCCGACATTCAGTCGGGCCTGCGTGATCTCGCTAAGACGCTACCCGCAACGCATGAAGAAATCGCAGCTGTCGCTGAGGCGGCCGGGCAGCTGGGTGTGAAGACCGATGATGTTGTGTCATTCACGAAGACAATGATCGACCTTGGGGAGGCCACGAACCTCACCGCGGAAGAAGCAGCAACCTCGATCGCTCAGATCACCAACGTCATGGGCACTGCTGGGAAGGACGTAGGCCGCTTCGGTGCCACGCTTGTCGAGCTCGGCAACAACGGGGCATCGACTGAGAAAGACATTCTCAGTATGGCCCAGCGCCTGGCCGGTGCCGGCAAGCTCGCTGGTGCTTCTGAGGCTGACATCCTCGCCCTGTCGAACGCGATGGCGTCTGTTGGCATCCGAGCGGAGCTCGGCGGCGGCGTGATGACGCGTGTCATGAACCGCATGTACGCCGACGTGAAGAACGGCGGAGAAGGCCTGGAGGAGCTGGCCCGCGTCTCCGGAGTCACCTCGAAACAGTTCGCTCAAGCCTACGAAGAAGACCCTGTCCGCGCTGTCGCGATGCTTACTGATGGCCTGAATGGCGTCAAGGAAGGCGGCGGCAACGTCGTCGAGACCATGAAAGAACTCGGCATCAAGGGCACCGAGGAAACCCAGGTTATGCTCCAGCTGGCCGGCGCCGGAGATCTCCTCACCGAGTCACTCGACATGGGCAAGTCGGCTTGGGAGGAAAACACTGCCCTCGTCCAGGAGGCATCGAAGCGCTACGAAACCGCCGAGTCGCGAATCAAGATTGCCGGAAATCAGATCAAAGACACTGCAATCACCCTGGGCGGCACTTTCGCTCCTGCGGTCGCCGGTGTTGTCGAAGGTGTTGGCGATCTTGTCGGGATCGTTGGCCAGGCGCCGGAGCCTGTAATCAAGCTCGGTGGTGCGCTCGCCGGTGTTGTTGGCTCAGCCTCCCTCGCTGCTGGCGGATTCTTACTTCTCGCCCCGCGCATCGTCGACACCATTGACGCAGTCAACACCTTGCGTACGAAGTCTGAAGCGCTGGACAAGGTTCTCTCACTGCCAGGCGCATCGAAAGCAAAGGGCGTAATCGGTGGAGTCACCAAGGCCGCCGTCGCCGCCACAGGTGCTGTCACCGCTCTGATCGCAGCAGGGGCGGTTGCAGACATGTTCGCCGGCAACGTGAAGAGCACGCAGGAACTGACGAACGCGCTCATCCAGCTCGACGATCAGAACAGCTTGAGTGTCGCGTCGCTGAACCAGTTGTTTGAGGTGACAGGATCTGGCGCGGCTCATATCAATGGATTCGGTGATGCCCTGGACATCATCAACCAGAACGGCTTCATGGGGTTCCTTGATAGTGCAGGATCCGCCTTTGGAATCTTCGACTCGAACGCCGAGCTAGCGAAGGACTCCATGGAAGCCATGGACCAGTCGCTGAGCTCGATGATGTCCGCGGGCAACATGGACATGCTCGAGTCGAACTTCCGGGCCGCCGCAGAATCGGCGAAGGAGTTCGACTATTCCGCAGGCGACGTAATCGCCAGCATGCCCACCCTGCAGGGTCAACTCATCGAGCAGGCCCAGGCCATGGGGTACGCGACTGACAACGCCACCCTGGCGAAGATCGCATTGGGAGATCTTCCCGTCAACGCGAACGCCGCGGCAGGCGCTGTCCAGGGCGTGGGTAGCGCAGCCGGTGAGGCATCGGACTCCTTGTCGGACATGCTCGACGGTCTTGTGGCCCTCGGACTCGCCAATCTGGATGAACGCGAAGCGATGCGGCAGTACGAGGCCGCGATCGACGCGGTTACTGACTCCATCAAGGAGAACGGCACCTCTCTCGACATCACCACCGAGAAGGGCCGCAACAACCAGGATGCCCTCGACGGTATCGCCAGCGAGGGCATCGCCGCCGCACAGGCTATGGCCGAACATGGCAGGTCTCAGGAGGATGTCCAGGGCCAGCTGCAGAACACCTACGACGACCTAGTCGCGGCCGGTAAGCAGTTCGGCTACGGAGGTGAGAAGGCCAAGAAGATGGCTCGGGAGATCCTCGAGATCCCCGACGGCGTCAGCGTGAAGTCATGGATGGACGACGCGGCCCGAAAAGAGGCGAAGAAGACCAAGGATGAAGTCAACGGCATCCCGAAGAAGGTCAGCGTCAATGTCGTCTTCAACGTCACTGAGCCGAAGAACGGCATAAAGAACATGCCGGAGAACCTGCTCAACCCGAACAGGAACCGGAGCAAGAAGCCGGGAAGCCTGAATCAGTGGGAACCGAACTACTACGGCAACATCCTCACCCCGATGGCCGCCGGTGGCTTCTCCGGTGCCGAGATGGTCAAGCCGAACACGTGGCGAATCGTCGGTGACCGCATGGACGTTGATGAGGCGTTCATCCCGCTCGACGGGTCTCGTCGCTCCTGGGAGATCATGCTCGAAGCTCTCAACCGTATGCCCGGAGCCATTCCCATGGCCAAGGGTGGAATCGCGTCGGCTGAGAAGTCGGTCGACGCGGCACAGGATCGTCTCCGTACGGCCCGTCGCGAGAAGTCTGATGCGAAGTCTAAGAAGGCGAAAGCGCAGGCTGACCGCCGCGTTCGAATCGCGGAGGACGAACTCGAGTCGTCGAAGAAGTCTCTGAAGGCGGCCAAAGAGAAGCAGAAGGCTGAGGAGCGTGCGGCGAAGATCGCCGCCGATCGCGCTAAGGAGGAGCGTGAACGTCGTGCCCGTGTGAACGATCTCCGCACGGATCTGCGTGTGGACCTTCGTCGCGGCAACATTCGTGACCAGGTGACCGGTGGTCTGTCTGGCGGCTACTCGGCCGTTGACCGCCTGTACGATCTGGGTTCGAATCAGGACTTGTCTCGTGGTTCGCGGTCGCGTGCGAATTCCTCGGCTCGGAAGTTCGAAGCGAACCTCCGCAGCCTGTACGCGCAGGCTGAGCGTATCGACAACCGGCTGAAGAAGGCGCAGGACAAGGCGACCGAGCTGAAGGGCATCAAGGACTCGGTTGCGTCCTCGCTGCTTGGTGGCCGTGACCTTGATGTGGGAACGTACCAAACCCGCGTTGATGGCCAGTGGCAGTCGCAGTCGAACCTCGGACAGGCCGCTAAGGGCCTGCGTATGGACGTCGGTGCCATGAAAGCGTTCGCAGGCAAGCTGAAGAAGCTCACCGAACTCGGCATTCCCGGCGCCATCATCCAAGAGATCGCACAGGCCGGAGTCGAAGAGGGCTCCAACATGGCCGACTCCTTCATCGGTGCCACCGCCGCTGAACGGAAGTCGTACCTGGGTGCATGGTCGGATTACGAGAAGTACGCCAACCAGGCCGGCCAGTACGTCACGGAAGGCTTCTACAAGGGAGGCTCCGCCGCCGCTGACGGTGTAGTGAAGGGCCTCGAGGGCAAGCAGAAGAACGTTGAAGCCGCGATCGCGAATCTCGCGAAGACCATGGAATCGACGTTCAAGCAGGTTCTCGGGATCCATTCGCCGTCACGTGTCATGTCTGAGCTCGGTGGGTTCACTGCTGAAGGGCTCGTGCAGGGCATGCTCGGTGGTGTTTCGGATGTTCAGTCTGCGGCCGCCGCACTTGGGTCGGCTGCTGTCCCGAACATGATGGCGTTCCAGCCCACTGACATGTCGATGGACGTGGGCGTGAACCCGGTCATGGCTGACGACGAGGGCATGGCGGGTCTTGCTATGCAGGACATGTCGACGACCACTCTCGAAGCCATGCAGGCGATGGGGCTCGCTGTGTCTGATGGGTTCGCTGGAATGTTGGCGAACACGCAGGCGGCGCAGGCGCAGATGCTCCTGGATACGCAACTCAACCAGACGGGCATGCTCACCGCGACACAAGCCGCGAACCTCGGTCAGCTCACTGACACTCAGGTTCAGCACGCCGCAATGCTGTTGGACACACAGACGCAGCAGGAAGCAATGCGGGCCACAGTGCTCGCAAAGCAGACGGGCCAGCGGACTGCTGCAACTGAGCAGCAGGAACTCATGCGGCTGATGCTCATCGACAAGCAGTCTCAGATGCTGTCGAAGTCCGCCACGGATTTCGAGTCGTTGAAGTCGACGACGGGAACAAAGTTCTCGGACATGCGGAAGAACACCGACGGCACCATGTCGGGCATGTACAAGGACTATGACACGCGTCTGGTCGACCTGAAGGGCATGAATAAACGCGGGTTCGAGTCCTTGCTGTCTACCTCCAACAGCAACATGGAGGGCATCAAAGACGGCATCAACGGGAAGATGGGTGAAGCGAAACCCGTTCTCGGAAACCGGATGAATGCTCTCATCGGTGTCCTGTCCTCGTTCACCGCCAGCGTGAACAAGGCTTTCGGTGATGTGGGCGTGAAACTCGACGCACCGAAGTCGCTGAAGTTCGCTGACGGTGGTGTCATGCCCGGGTACACACCGGGCAGGGACGTTCACCAGTTCTACTCACCCACGGCCGGAAATCTGCACCTGTCCGGTGGGGAAGCGATCATGCGCCCCGAGTGGACTCGCGCCATGGGCGGCGAGGCTGGCGTGAAGGCTCAGAACGATGCTGCACGTCAGGGGCGTCTGGACGATCTTCTGCATGCTCAGTCTCAGGCACTCGCTACTGGTGGCGTGTTCGGTCGCATCCCGGGTGTGAACGCGTTCGCGGATGCTGGTGTGTGGCGGAACCTTTGGGCGATCACCAGGGACCAGTTCCCGGACGCTCGCCTCACGTCCGCTTACCGTGGTGGTTCCCGCACAGTGTCGGGCAACGCTTCGTACCACTCCAGGGGTATGGCGATCGACGTGTCCCCGTCGATGGACATTTTCAACTTCTGGCGCAATAAGTACGGTGCGAACCTCGCCGAACTGATCTACTCGCCCGCGAACGGCAAGCAGATCAAGAACGGTTCGAACCACTACTACACCGGTGCCGTCCGCGGCATGCACTTCAACCACGTCCATATCGCCGCAAGGCAAGCATTGTCGGATGCCATGGCTGGCGGGCTGCCGGGTATGGGCGGGGCAATGTCTCACCCGTTCCTTGATCGTGCTGGTGTGACTGCCGGTTCGGACTTGCAGGCTTCCTACGCCAAGGCGGCCGAGAAGCTGACCCAGCAGATCTACGCCAAACACGCCAAGCAACTCCCGGACGGGATTGCCGGACAGCTCGGTAAGGGCATCATGTCCCAGGTCTCCGAGAGCCTGATCGGCAAGGCGAAGGAGTACGGCAAAACCACTGCCGTGTCCGGAACCACTGCCGGCGACCCCGCAGTGAAGGCTGCTGTCCGCAAAATCGCGGAGCAAATGGGGTGGGGCAAGTACTGGGGCGACATTGACTGGTTGGTGAACAAGGAGTCCTCGTGGAATCCGAACGCCGCTAACCCGTCCTCGTCGGCCCGAGGCTTGTTCCAGAAGATGACTTCTCTGCATGGTCCTGTTGAGGACACGGTGGAGGGTCAGGCTCGTTGGGGTTTGAACTACATCAAATCCACGTACGGGAATCCTGCGAAGGCTCGTGCTCATCATCAGCGTTCCAACTGGTATGAGGGCGGCACAGAGCGTGCCAAGAAGGGCCTCGCAGTTGTCGGTGAGGAGGGCCCGGAGCTCGTCAACTTCCAGGGCGGCGAACAGGTTATGTCGACCGCGGATTCGATGAAGTTCATGGCCGCGAACCGCACCTACATTCCGACACAGTCGTGGCCGTCGTTCGATGCGTCCGCGTTCACGGATGCTGTCGCTCAGGCGGTACAGGGCGGAGGGGTCACCCCAGAAGCCGTGGCCGCGGCGATGGACGGGATTCGGATGACTTTCGTCACCGACTCCGGCCAGTTCACTGGCGCTGTCCATGCCGCAGTCGCCGCCGGTTACGACCAGTCACGGTCACGTTTGTCGAAGTCGTCTCAGAAGATCGGAGCACGCTAAATGGAACTCCACAACGGCGAGTTCGCGATCAACGGGTACAAGTTCGGGTGTGGGCACAACGCCAACGTGGCCACTCTCAACGCCACCGGTATCAGGTGGCGGGTGCAGGACCAACCGAACCCGGTCGGGGATGACATTCTCCTTGGACGCGACTTCATGGACCCTCAACCGATCAAGTTGGGGGTCTTCTTCAAGGGACAGACAGCCCAGGAGGTGGCCCAGGCTGCGGCGGAATTCGCCAACGCCTGGGCCACCGCCCGTGATCGGAAACCGGGGGAGTTGTCGGTCCTCGGGATCGGTGTCCACGGTCGCACTGTCCGCGCTTACGGGCGTCCCCGCGACCTCGACATTGATGACACGGAGATCTTCGCCCGCCTCCACGCCGACGGGACCGCGGTATTCGACCGCAAACACGCACTGTTTTACGGCGACCCCGACTCTGGCGGCGGGGGAGAGGTCACACTCTCCATCACCCCGCCACAGTCTGCAGGCATCAAGTCACCGATGCGGTCACCGATCGTCACTCTCAAAGGTGGCATTCGCCAGGGCATCGTCACGAATCCCGGCTTACGTTCCACGACCGATGTCACGATCACCATCCGCGGCACCGTCAACCGGCCCGTCGTGTCGGGCAATGGCTGGGAGATCGAACTCAACACGAACCTCGCCTACGACCGGTCAGTCGTCATTGACGCCATGAACAAGACCGTCACCCGCGACGACGGTGTGTCCCTGGCCGGGAAGCTCACCCGGAAGTCCCGACTCGATCAGATCCAAGTCCCCGCTGGGGCATCCGAGTTCACATTCCGTGGCACCTCCGTTGACGGGTCTGCCACGGCCACTATCCGTTGGGGTTCCGCCCACACAAGCCTAGGAGCATAACGATGGCCCTTTACCCTGTCCCATGGTTCACCACCGGCGGTGTCGAAGGTGAAGGCGGTGCAGAGAACTACGGTGAACTCGCACGAGCGGATTCGTTCATTGGTTCAGCCGGTGCCACGGGCATCATTGCGCCCACCGATTTCAAAGTAGTCCAAACCCCTACGCCTGGCGCTGCGGTGCGCGTGCGCAAAGGCACAGGCGTGATTGCGTCGACCTACCCCAACGTTTTCGGACAATCGTACGTGGTGCAGGAACAGTCCTTCACCGACGTTCCTGTTGCAGCCACCGGGTCATCGGGCGGCGCGACAAAGTACGTGTACGTACTCATTGAAGACACGCAGTACACCGGTCAGGCGCCCGTCTCGGTCGAGAACGGCCCGTACAACTCGTATCAGGTGACCACGACTCTGCCGCAGTTCAAGCCCTACCTGCTGCTGGCGAAGATTGAACAGCCGAAGTCCACGGCCACGATCACGAACGCAATGATCACTGACCTGCGCGAGATAGCGAACCCCCGCACCTACCCGACGCTACGGGTGAACGCGCTGACGAGCGACGAGGCGGAAACGCTCACAGCTACAGCTGACGCAGGTGAGTGGTTCCCGAACGCAGGCGGCGGACAGGTCATCAAGATCCCAGAATTGGCGACCAGGGCGATTATCGAGGCTGAGTGGTTGCAGGTCAACGAGCGCAAAGGCAACTCATATGGCGGCATCTGGGTCGAGTTCGGCCCCTACGTCACCTCCGGCGTCCGCCAGTACGCGACCTCTCATTTGCGGTGGAACTCGTCCACGGCGGGGGACAACGCTCGCAACACTTGGAAGTGCGCGGACGAGGTGTATATCGACCCGAGCATTCGCGGCACTGAGCAGTGGTTCGCTATGAAGGCTCGAATCTCTTATGCGTCGGCGAACGCTGCTCGCCCTCAGATGGACAACCATTCAGCCGCGTTGCTGAAGGTGACGTTCCTGCAGGTTCCCGATCCATCTACATCCTGACGAGGAGATCTCATGTCTGAGTGGCGCTACATCGCCGCCCGTCTCAACGGTGACGGTACTGAGACGTTCCTGAACTGGAACCTCCCACTCTCTGATGTGTCCGTGCAGGAGTCTTTGTCGGGGCATGGGGGACTTGATGCGAAGATCACTCCCGAGGTTGCCAGCCTGAAGGATGATGACGGTAAACCGATCTTCGTTCCCTGGTCGACTGCGATCTATGCGGAAGCGTCCGGGCAGATCCGTGGCGCCGGCATCGTCACTCAACTGCCCATGGATGGGCCCACCATCAATCTCGACTGCATCGGCTTCTCCGGCTACCTGGAGGGCCAGCCGTGGCTGGGGGAGGACAAGTACGACACTGCCGATCCTCTCGTGATTGACCGGTACATCATCGAGGAGTTCCAGAAGAAACCGTTCGACCTCGGCCTTGTTCCTGCTGGGGCGAAAGAGTCTCAGCGTGTGCAGTTGTCGGAGACAGTGACGGGGAAGAAGGAACTGTACTACCTCGCGTACTGGCAGACCCTCGACCTGGACAAGGAGCGGACCCAACTGGCTGAGATTGGCGGGTACGAGTGGACGGTCAAACACCGTTGGGCAGATGGTGACCAGGACCGTATCATCCACGAGATCGAATACGGGTACCCGAAACTCGGATCACGCCGCACCGACTCGAGGTTCGTTGTTGGGGAGAACATTCCCGACAACAGTCCCGCCACGGACGACGGCGACGAATACGCATCCCACGTCCTTGTACTCGGCTCCGGGCAGGGCCGCAAGATGGTCCGCGCCGAGGACTCGAAACCCACGAAGCGCCTGGGTCGATGGAAGGTCGTTTCCGACAAATCGATTGGCAAAGACCAGGTCGCGAAGACTCGCGTCGCTTCGGAGTTGAAAGCCCTGTCTGGTGAACTCGACATCACTGAACTCACCGTGTGGGATCACGACAACGCGCCCGTCGGCACGTATCACGCTGGCGACGAGATCCTCATCCAATCCGGTGTCGGTTGGGCTGACTTCGGTGATTTGTGGGTACGCATTCTCGGCGTCATCCATCACCCGGAGAAGAACACTTCCACATTGCAGATCCGCAGATCGGAGAAAATCACATGAGCTTGTATTCGCGTCTTGACCGGCTCGCTGCTGATGTTGCGCGTCTGGACCGGCAGCTCACGTCGGTGTCGAACCACCCTCAGTCTCAGCGCACCAGCGTCGAGGGCGGCTCCATCGACTTCAACGATGACGACGGGAACCTCATGGCGATTGTGGGTTCTCAGGACGACGGCGGCAACACCATCAACGTCATCTCTGGCCCCACCCCACCCACACCGGTCGGGTTCACAGTCGACGTCGACCACGGCAAGTTCATCGTCCACTGGTCCGGTGACTTCGAGGGAGACGCGCTCGCCCCTTCGGATTGGTCGCGTGCTGAGGTGCATGCCTCCCAGGATCCGTTCTTCGTTCCGTCCAGGGCGACGGCTCGTGGGTCGATTGTGTCGGCTGCGGGTGGTGAGGTGACGATCGGTGTTCTCAAGGGTCCGTGGACGATCAAGATGCTCGCCTGGTCGCAGGCGGGAAAGATGTCTAGCCCGTCCGTCCCGGTTGATGTGGAGGTGCCGGGGTACGGGGAGATCGTGCTCGAGGAGATCGACGCGGCACAGACCCGGATTGAGAACGCTCGCGCAATCCTTGTCGACGGTCAGGAAACTCTCGGCACGAAACTCGACGAAGCAGACACTGCGCTCGCCTCGTTGCGTGATTCCCTGGACAACCTCGATTCCACAACTCTCCCGGCATTGCGGCAAGACCTTGATGCGGCTGAGGGGCGGTTGGATTCTGCTGAGGGTCAGATTACGGATGCGTTCGGTCAGTTGGATGCTGTGCCGGGGCAGATCAGTGATGCTCGGCAGGCGGCAATTGATGCGGCCGCAGCTGATGCACAGGCGAAAGCGAACGCGGCACGTTCTGCCGCGGAAGCCGCAGCCGCGCAGGATGCCCTGAGCAAGGCGAATGCCGCACGGAATGCAGCTATCGCATCGGCGTCGTCTGACGCACAAGCCAAGGCTGAAGCCGCACGGCAGGCTGCCGAGACTGCGGCGAAAGCTGATGCCAAGGCTAAAGCTGACGCGGCTCAGGCGGCTGCCATTGCTGCCGCTGCTCTCGACGCGACTCAGAAGGCTAATTCAGCACAGTCAGCCGCTGAGGCGAAAGCCGCAACCGCCCAGCAGCAAGCTGACCTCGCCAACGACAAGGCTCAGGCCCTGATCGAAGCTGGACCGAACATCATCGTCAACGGTGACTTCGAGAACCCGAGCCCGAACATCTGGCCGAACACTACTTATCAAACTGGCATCAGCGTCGTGTCTGCAGACCATGCGCGCTCAGGCGCTCATGTGATGAGAGCAGACTCGACGACCGGAAACCGATATCCGCTAACAGACTGGCGTGATTCTGCCGCCGGACGAATCTACTATGCCGAAGTCTGGTGCTATCACAACGACACCGACATGACCCTGCGCGGCCGCGTTTCGTTCTACGCTCAGGCACAACTGAAAGACGGGTCGACCCCGGGATTCTACGGGGCGGATCTAGACGGAAAAGCCGTCTACATCTACCAGGACCAGATGACTCCTGGTCAGTGGAACAAGATCGCCGCGTACATCACCACACCAGCTGACACTCTGCGTATGCGGGTGGCCCCACACGTGTTGCGGAACGAAACGCCGTACGACTTCGATGACTTCAAGGTCATTGACGTGACTGAGGCTGTTGGCGCGCTTCGGGAGGCGAGGGCGGCGCAGGCTCGTGCGGACGCCGCTCACACCGCCGCCGGGTCTGCACAGGCCGCCGCGGATGCGGCAATGAGTGCCGCGAACGGTCTAGCAAAGGTCCTGCATGGCACGACTGTCGCTACGGGTACGGCACCGAACGGTTCAATCTGGTGGCAGCACCAGGGCACGCTGTCAGGTCCGGTGATCGGTCAGTGGAACCGGGTGAACGGATCGTGGGTGTCGACACCCATCAGTTCGGAAGCGATCGCGAACCTAGATGTTGGGAAGCTCACGGCTGGTGCCGCCGAGCTTGCCACAGTCGTGTCTCAGAAGATCGCGGCCGCTGTCGGTCGGTTCCTCGAACTTGATGTGGGACAACTCACGGTGACGGGTGCGTCGAAGCTTGTCAGTGTGGTCGCGGAGCAGATCGCCGCCGACGTGGGCGAATACGTGAAACTCTCAGTCGGCCAGCTCGTCGCCGGTGAGGGTGTCATGGATGAAGCAGTCATCCAGAAACTGTTCACCGATGTCGTGGTGGCCGGCATCTCGCAGGCTGAGGAGTTCATCGGTGAGAACGCGCTACTGACGAACTCGGTCACTGCTCGGAAGATCGTGGCGTCGGAAGAGCTGTGGGCGAAACTGGGTCAGTTCGTGAAGATCAGAGCCGAACACATCGAGTCTGATGCCCTCGACTTCATGGTCGCTCGAGGAGGCACCTACCTCACGTCGGGCGGCAACGGTTCGTGGTCAGACAACGGCTTATTCATTTCCGGCCCGGACGGCACCTCCCTCGTCCGGTTCCCCACCGACGGAACACCACTGAGCCTGACAGCTTCGGACGTGCAGATCGACCGCGCATCGATCGGTGAACTCGACACCACGCAACAGACAGTGCGATCCGGTGGCACGGTGACCCTCGCATCCGGAGTGACAGCGCCTGCATCACCGCCCGAGTTGACGGCGGCGTGGCAGCGCGACGTGGTGTTGAATGCACCGAATCCTGGCCTCGCCTATGACTGGACGGGTCTGGCACGGTGGGGCGACAAGTGGGTGCGTGGGGTCAACGTCCTCACGACCGCCGGGGATGACCTGGACGCAATCGAGCTGTACAACCCGGACGGAACACTCAACAAGACCATCAAAATCGACCTGAACCCTCGCGCTGGCGTAACTGTGATTGGCGACATCGTGTACACGATCGGACCCGACCACGTTGCTCGGCCCGGCGCGGAACGACAGTGGTGCCACGGCTTCAATTTGAACACTGGGGCCCGAGTGTCCCGGTGGGAGTTCACTCGCTTCACGGCATCCGGGCAGAAGCAGTTCGCTGTCGGTACGGACGGGACGAACCTGTTGACTGCTGGTGTGACCCCAACTCCGAACCTGTACGTCATGAAGTACAACCCGGCCACGGGGGCGCAGATCGGTGGTACACCGAATCCCCCCTCGACGGGTGGAGACCTGATCGATTTCGGATGGGACCTCCCCGCCCGCGACTTGTTCGGGGTGCGCCAGTCCGGGAACGACCTGTTCGTCTCACACGTTGGCGGAACCCGAATCTACACCGTCTCGGGAACGACGATCACCCGCAAACCAGACACCAACAACAGCGACGGTCTGGCAGGCTTCGCTCACGAGAACCGAAGTTGCGCCGGAGTTGCCTGGGTGTCGGGCATCCCGCTTGTTGTTGACCCCCAGGGGCGCATCCTCGAAGGGTCGAAGTTCGGGTCTGATGCCTCGATTCAAGCGTGCGTGACGTGGGTCAACGGGTCACAGGAAACAACAGCGTCCCCGCAGGCGACTCTGAACGTTCCCGCACGCGCCACACTCAGTGTGTCACTGCCGAAGCGTGCGGGGTTGCAGAAGAATCTGTATCTGAAATCTAGTCAGTACGGTGGCGGTTGGGTGAAGGTCACGATTCCCGAAACCACCACGTCGGTTGTCCTTGATGAAGTACTGGCAGGCCTCGGCCAGCTGCCCGCACAGAACACTTTCCCGGCCTCGACCCCTGCAGTTTTGAAGTCGGGCAATGGGGGATTCGAAGCCAGAGGCGACGGATCCGGCAAGTGGGGGCCGCTCACGTTCGGCGCGGACGGGTCGATGACGGGAATACGGAAAACAGCGTCGGGGACCCTCGACATCACTCCGATAGCGGCGAACACTCCCCGCGAAGTGTGGGTGACGTTCCCCGTCGGCCGCTTCACCACACCCCCAACAGTGGTTGTCTCAGCACGTTCGACAGTGCCCGGAACTCGAGTAACAGGTGTCGGGTCGGGTGGGCAGACAGCTGCAGGGTTCAATGCCTATCTCACCAGAACCGACACAACCACTACCGGCTTCAACTGGATAGCAATCGAGGAGGGCTGATGTACGCGACCTGCGAGACAACTGGTTGCGGGAACGCCTGGCAACCCGTTCCGGTGCCCCCTGACATGACCGTCATCTGCGGCGTGTGCGGGCAAGAAGTCACCAACATCACCGACATCAAACCACAGGAAGGGACGGTGCTGCCGGAATGGATATCCGAGATGCTTCAGACGCAGAACTCTGCCGGTTTAAAACCATGATCGACGGGGAACTGGATCGTCGGCAGACCTTGGCCACGGCCGAGAAGCAGGCGACCGAGCTCAATAACGCCTACCTGGCAGCGGCAGGCGTCGAACCCGGCCAGGAGTGGAAGCAACCGACCTCGGCGGTGGATGCATACCCGAAAGACTGGGAGGTCACGTTCGAGGGCAAGACCTTCGTCAGCCTGACACCCGCAAACGTGTGGCAACCACCGACCGGGTGGCGCGAGGTTGTCGAGGAAGGGGCACCTGAGTGGGTGCAGCCGACTGGCAGCCACGATGCCTACAGCAAGGGCAACCAAGTGACCTTTGGCGGTGAAGTATTCGAGTCCGTTATCGATGCGAACACATGGAGCCCGGAAACCTACCCCGCAGGATGGAAGGCAATCTGATGGACCGCACCTCTCGAATCCTCCGCACAGTCGGCTCAATCGTCTTCCTCGCGGCCGGGGCCTTCTACGTCTTCGCCCCGCCGAACACCACCACGTCATTCTTCGACACCCCCGCACCAGCAGTGGCGTGGGGGTGGGTGTTCGCGGCGGGGGGATTCGTATCCCTCCTCGGTACGCTCTCCCGGATCGTTCACGTGGAACGACTGGGAGTACTCTTCGTCATCGTTGCCGCCGCCATGCTCACTGCCGGCCAATCCCTCGTTATGTTCGGATCAGAAGAAGTCACCTGGACCCGCGGAGGCGGCACCCTCGTCTATTTCGGGTTCGGCCTCTGGGCCTTCGAACGCTGGTGGAAGCTCGGCCGTGATGAGAGAGCAATCAACGATGTTGCAGATGCGAGGTAGAGATGGATGCGGAGATCATCAAGTTCATCATCGGTGGTGGCCTCACCGTCCTCGTCGGAGCAGTCGGGAAGTTCATCTACGACCTGATCCAGGGCCGGGTCATCAAGGAAGACTCCGCGGTCGCCCAGTGGAAGGGCATCGCCGAGTCGCGGCTGCAGGAAATCCGCGAGCTCCGACGCGAGCTCGGCTGGTACCGCGGTGTCTACCCGAGGCTCTGGCACGCCTACGAACGTCTCGAACCGCCGGACAAAGAGAAGTTCCCGACCGTCCCACCACCACCCGATCCCATCCCGGACAGCCCCTCCCAGTGAGGGGCTTTGTCATTGCCCGAAGGAGGCAACCATGAACGCTGAACCCTCAGCCAAGACCGGATACACGGTGCTTGCCGGCGCCGCAGTCTCGATCCTCGTATGGATCGTCACCACCGTCGCCAAGGTCGACATCCCCGCCGAGATCGCCGCGGCCGCAACCACGCTCGTTGCCGGCGCGATCGCTATGCTCGTCCCGGCGAAGTCCGGCACCTACATCACCACCAACCCCGACGTTGACCGCGACTGGGATCCCGCTGTGCACGGGTCCATGTCCGACTTCGCCGACGAAGTAGAGGAGGCCTGACGTGTGGCTTACAGCACTGGCGACGATCGCCAAGCGCACCGGATACCCGGTCGTCGAACGGGCCGGATGGAAGACTCGAGGACGCGCACCGATGTCCGGCGCGAAGTCCATCATCTGCCACCACACCGCCGGCGGACCGTCCGGGAACTACCCGTCGCTGGGTGTCGTGCAGAACGGTCGAGCAGGCCTCCCCGGCCCCCTCGCCAACTACGGTCTCGGGCGTGACGGCACCATCTACGTCATCGCCGCAGGCCGTGCCAACCATGCCGGTGTCGTCGACACCACGGCGCACTCGAACTCCTACGCCATCGGTATCGAGGCAGAGAACACCGGGCGCGGTGAGAAGTGGTCGAACGCGCAGATGGACGCCTATGCGAAGCTGTGCCGTGAGCTCTGCGACCACTACGGCATCCCGATCTCGCAGGTGCGAGGACACAAGGAAGTCGCACGCCCGAAGGGTCGCAAGCCGGATCCTTCCTTCGACATGGCGGCGTTCCGCAAGATGGTCAAGGCACGCAAGGGAACAGGCGGCAGCTCCTCAACCACCACCGGCGGATCCTCGGGCGGCACGTACAAGACCGTCGCCTACGGGAAGACCCTCGGCAAGTGGGACAAGGGCGATCCGGTACGCGACTGGCAGGACTTCCTCGTCGACCAGGGGCACAAGCTCAAGGTCGACGGCTACTTCGGTGACGACACGGTGAAGGCCACGAAGTCGTATCAGAAGAAGGTCGGCGTGAAGGCTGACGGCCTCGCCGGCACTGACACGTGGGCCAAGGCCAAGGCCGACGGGTTCACGTGGAAGCGGAAGCCGAAAGCGTCCGCCCCGAAGTCTGACCCGTTCCCGCTGCCGAAAGGCCACTTCTACTACACAGAAGACCCCCGCAACACCGTCCACTCCGGCTACTGGGAGAAGGACCGTGCCGCGATCCGCAAGATCCAGAAGGCCGTCGGCGCGAACCCTGACGGACGATACGGCCCGAACACGAAGTCGAAGGTGCAGGCGAAGCAGCGCAAGCTTGGCGTCACTGCTGACGGCGCTATCGGCGCGACCACCTGGTCGAAACTCTTCTGACCCGGCACCACTTGACCCCCACCGCATTACGCGGTGGGGGTCTTTGTCGTGTGCGAGCTGATTCGTAGTATTCTGCCCTGCTTGTGTCTCATACTTGTGGATAACTACGAGTGATTGGATGAAAGCCATGGTCGATGAAGAGCGAATTCGCAAAGCAGTCGAGGAGGAGCTTTGGAAGAGGGGAGTTCATGAAGGGCTGGCGCCTGCGGTCGCACCTGGTGCATCTGCCTTGACAATCGAGGAGCACGAGCTGGATGTTGCTCAGCTTCGCGAAGAGTTGCACGACAAGTTCAGCCGCGAATTTGCCGCGGAGGAGGAGTCGCGACCCGACGAGAGCAACCCAAGGAACTGA